TGAGTTATACACATTAAACAATAGCATACTTTATTATAGACATTGTAATAAACAAATATAGAACATTATAGACATTGTAATAAAATATATAGAACTCAACCTCTCCATAAAAAAACATCTATCCTATCATTATCTCAATAGCAGAAGAGATCGGAGAAGGCAGGAGATAGGTTCGTATATATAGTCTGTCTTGTAGTTTTTTTCTTGTAGTTTTCTTGTATAGTTATTCTATTGAAACTATTAGAATGTACAGGGATTTCTGCGTTGAAGTGCATAGCTAAAAAATCGTTTTTTGTTAATGTAGTTTTCGTTAAATGTTTGAAATTGTTGTGTGTGTGATCTCGTGAGGGTTCTAATTTGTCTCTACTATATATATAGTAGGAGTATATAATCGAAAGCTTTATAAAGGCTGTATGTGAGGGGGGAGTGAAAGGTGAGAGTATGAAAAATAAAGAAAGCGAGAAGATCGAGCTTCTGATGGAGCTTGAAAAGGAAACCAAGAATACCTATCGGTATGCTGTGGTGCAGGAGGGGGGCAGACCTCCTGCTGTGAGAACTGTATATATCGAGAAGTGGGCTGTCCCTTCTCACCCAGATAAAATAAAATTGACGGTAGAGGCGGTCTAAGTGTCTGTGGGTATGAGTGTGCATCATGTAACGAAGATCGAGGCTATGGCGAATGAGTCTTTGGGTTCAAAGGTCTATAGTAGGCATTTAAAGGTCTATGCTAAGCAATGGTATGGAGAAGAACCAAGGGAAGTGTTGGACATTGTTCTCTTTTCAGATGATCTGGATAGACAACAGCTTGAGATTGAGGATACTAAGAAGCTTGCAGATCTTGTGTCCGATCTGCAAAATGCAAAGGTGGATGTTGAATATCCAGATGAACCAGAGCTGACGCAGGGCTTTCAGAAGGTAACGATTACTTTTGCAGGAAAAGAATATACAGATGTAACTAATTTTATAGATGCAATACAAAAGAGGTTGTCGGGTGGTGATGGAGATGAATGAAGAAGAATTGAAGAAAACGCTACAGCGGTGTATGGCTTTGCTCGATGATGGAAGTATTATATCGGCTTCTGAGGAGATCAAAAAAGTAGCAATAAAGTTAGATGAAGAAGGGCTTGGAAGGACAATCAGAAGGATAAGGGAGGAAGTGTATGAAATGACTTGGAAGGACGAATAAGTGATGGGAATGAAGAACCGAAAAAGGAGATTTTTTATTGAGGAGTTTGGTATAACTCCTAAATTTTTGAAGAAAATAAAAAATGGAAAGGTGAGAGTATGAAAAAAATAAAAGTGCCTCTTCCGAGAGGTAATAAAATGACCCTTATTTTAGGGGTTGGAGATAAAAAACAGCGTTTTTCCTGTAAAATAAGGAAAAGCGTTGCGAGTAGCTATGGCATGTCTGGAAATATGATATGTCCTAAGTGTTTTGTTACTGCTGAGGGAGGGCATGAAATCCATAAAGTGGAGCAATACTACATTTGTCCTTCTTGTCAGAATATATACAAAAAGGGAGAATTAAAGTATAGGGTAACCGATGGCGTGGTCTATTCTGAAGAGGAGAGAAAAAAGTATTTAGGGTGGATCACGAGGCAGGAGATTGAGATGGTGGGTGTGGTTTCTCTTGATGAGATCCTACCAGCTATTGAGCTTGTGAGTACTACTTATGAGCTGTTTGGCGAACCAAAGGCTATGCAGGGTATCTATACTTATCTGGATACTGAAAGGTTAGGTATTCTTGTAGAATTTGGTTACTATGGTGAGATAAGAAAGGGGATCATCATACCTTCTGCAAAGAAGTTGTTGATCCTCATGCTTAGGGATTCTGTGCTTGTTAAAGAGCCTGCTATTGAGATCGGTAATGGTGGTAGTGAGAGTTATAATACTCTGTTTAAGTTTGCTGAAAGTGAGAAAGGAACGAAACTCGTTGAGTTTCTTGAAGCTGTGCGTAATGGTACTTTAGATGAAATAAAGCCTGTTGAAGAACCCGAAACTGTGAGTGAGGATGAGTTGGATACTTCTATTTTTGGGGAGATAGGTAAAGAGAAAAAGAAGATAGTTTTAACGGTGGAAAAATGAAATACTTTGAGATATTTATTGATGATTTGAAAGAGGGTGTACGAAAGAAGGTATTGAGTTTTCTTGGGCTTAAAGATGCGAAAGAAGGTAATTACGATGTTTTTCCTCTTTTTATTTTGGAGGAGGATTAAATGTCTTCTCTTTCTTTTTTTGAACCTATGTTAGCTGAGTCTGTTGCTCAGATACCTAAGAATGATGATTGTCGTTATATCTTCGAGGAAAAATATGATGGCATGAGAGTTTTGCTTGTAAACAATAAGCTTGTGTCAAGGCATGGAACGAGGGTCGATCATGCTTTTCCAGAGTTACAGAAGGAGTTAAAGAAATTGTCGAAACATTCTGTTTTTGATGGTGAGCTTGTAATTTTCAGAGAGGGTTTGTGTGACTTCGATCTTGTTCAGGAAAGGAGAAGTATGGATAATCCTTTTACTATTAAATATTATAGTAATCGGTATCCTGCTCGGCTTATGCTGTTTGATTGTCTTGTCTGGGAGGGAGAACCTGTAATGAACTATTGTCTATGGGAGAGAAAAAAGCTTCTTAACGATGTTTCCTTTTTGAACGGTGGCTTTGTTCAAACTGTTCCTTTCTCGTCAGTGGTGAATGAGATTGTGAGAGATGGTATCGAAGGAGTTATCGCAAAAGATGTAAAGCAGGGGTATTACTGTGGCAAAAGACTCTGGAAAAAATATAGATTTATGTCGGAAACAGTGGTTAAGATCGTTGAGGTCGAGGATCATCCAGCGGGTTGTCTGTTGCATACTGAAGAAGGATGGAGGATTAATTTGGCAGGTAAGAAACGAACAGAGAAAGCAAAAAGGCTATTTAGAGAGGGAGAGTTTAAAGTCGAAATTTCCTACTTTGAGAAAACAAAAAAAGGAGAGCTTCGATTTGCTAAGTTTAAAAGATTTTTGGAACGAGAGAGGTTTTGAAAGTGATCGTTATGGAAAAAAAATATGAAAGAAAAAAGTGTTATCTGTGCGGATGGGAAATACCAGAAGGAGAAGAATACTATTTAAATGGAAAAACATTATGCTGGCAATGCTGGAAGGGAGAAGTGGAAAATCCAGAGCATAGGGTGATCTAATGAGAAAACAGATCGTTGAATTTACAAACAGATTTTTGGAGGGGTAAAAATGACAGAAAAGAGAGTGATACAAAAACGAAAGGGAGAGTATCCTGTGTTATTTTGTGTGATTCCAGCTTTTTTTAGGCATGTCTTTGGTTTTGATAAAGGTGATGTTCTCGATTGGAGTCTTGAAAATGTGGAAGGTGAGTGGTGCATAGTTATACGGTCTGAGAAAATAAGGTTTGAGGGGATTTAATGAAAGGGGCTAAGTGTGATCGATGTGGAAAGTTTAGAAAAGTTTGTTGTGAGTTAACTGCTTTCGATCCTGTTGAGGAAGAGCAGATAGCGTTCTTAGGGGATATTTGCTTGGATTGTATAGAAGATTTAAAAGAGTGGATGAAGATTCCTCCTTCACTAAAAAAGGTACGGGGTGAATAAAGTGAAAAAGAAAATATTTGTATCGCTGGCAGTGTCTTTGATGATGTTGTCAGTGGTGCTGGCTCAGGAGGATGGAGCAGAAAAGATCGATACTCTTGTCATAAGGACAAGGGTGGGTACTGACTACTACTGTGGTAGGTTGATCTACACAGGTATTAGTAGTGTGGAAGTTGTAAAAAATGGTAGAGCTGTTCATGATGTAGGGCTTCCTGCAGGGTTTGAGGTTGAAGTGCGAGTGCATAAATGGAATAACATAGACTTCGCTACTTGGGATCGAGACTTTGGTTGGTGTGGTGGCTCTCTTGTGGTTTTCCAGGGCGACTACGATGGGATCTATGTCATTGATGTCTTGCTCTACAAATATGGGACTCTAATAGATACGAAGCACATAGTTTACAACTTCCAAGAAGAGTCGTATAAACTGAGGTTCATCTGAACCTCTTTTTATTTTTTGAAGGTGATAACATGTTGAAAATAGAGAATTGTAAAATAAGAAAAGAAGATGATGAGATGTTTGTGGAGTATTGGGATCAAGGTAGGATGATGGGGTATGTTGCTTGGTTACACCGTTGGCATGGCGGTCCAAATCTTTTTGGTTGGCTTGGTACTGTCTCTGATGGCTGGATAGTCGTTTTGAATAATGGCAGGGGCTACTTGTTTCCTCTTCATGGCAGGACAGGTGTTGTTGCCACGAGATATGTTGCTGAGAAGTTTGGTCTCGGACTTGATGATGCTAAATTCTACGCAGAGGTTTTGGCAAAGTGCTGGGAGTGTCAGGTGGTATAGATGGGAATTAAACAGGAAGGGAAGATAATAGACATTCAGATAAATGGTGGTGGCGAAGAGATAATGACTATTCTTGATGAGTATTGTGAGGAGATTGCAGTTATACCTACAGAGGAAGGTAAAAACTATTTTCGGAGTTTTGAGGGGAAAGTACCTCCAAAGTTTGTGAGGCAGTGTATTTTTGCAGGGATATTCTTTGCTTTGAAGCATCCTGAGAGAATTGAGGTAATTAGGGAGGCGATATGATGAGTGCTGAGGATGTGAAAAAGGAGAAGGAGAAGGAGAAAGAGGAAAAAAAGAGATTGGTTGGTGTGGACTGGTTTATGGAGAATTACTGTAAATGTTGCTCTAAGAAGAGTGGGGAGAAATCCTTTTGCGGTGATTTAGAGCAGTTGGGAAATTGTATTGAAGTCGAAAAGCTTAGGGTCTTAGGGAGGATTTTTGTGAGTGTAAATAGGGATGTTAGGGTGATCCTTGATGAATGAGGTGCGAAAAGGTGTCGGTGCTGTATTTGTAGTGCAGGAAGGTATTGCTATCGTAGGACACATGGAAGTATTCGAAGCGTATGTTAGAGTTGAGGGCGTTCCTATCGAGGCGACTATAAGAGATTTGACAGTGAAAAAGATAGATGATACTTTAAAAAAGTTTCCGAAGCGATTTCTCTATCACATGCCTCTCTCTTATCCTCGTCTTTGGGCTAAAGCGAAAATGTATTTTGGGGGGATTCACAATGTCTGATCCTTCAAAGATGTTAAAAAAGTTGCATATTTTTATGGTGCTGTGGTTCTTTGGTTGTATGTGCTTCTCGGTGTATATAGAGAACTGGATAGTTCTTCTGTGGCAGTTACTTTGCTTGGCTTTTTTTGGATTGTACTTTTATGAGTATCGTTATGCTGAGAAGATGTTTGCAGATTTTGATGGGATGATAAAGGAGGGTATTGAGATTATGAGTAGGAGTGCAGAGGTAAGAAGAGCTATTGTTATCGAGCATTTAAAGTTGCTTAGAAAATACCAGGTGCAAGAGGAATTACTGCAATCCTTACAGAAGGATAATTGGGTTCTCCGGATGGGAGTCCTTGATTATGGAGGGAGATAATATTAAGATTTTGTACTTTGGTGACTTTGATCCTTCTGGAATGGACATTCAAAGGTATCTGAGAGAACGTTTGAGAGATGAGTTTGGTGTGGATGCAGATGTTAGGAGAATTGCTATAACCGATGAACAAATCCAGAAGTATAACATACCTCCTGCTCCTGCAAAGAGGTCAGATACGAGGTTTAATGGCTTCGTAGATGAACATGGAGATCGTGCTGTGGAGTTGGATGCTATCGAGCCTAATGTACTGCAGGAAATAATTAGGAGTTCTATTAGGGCTTTGTTTGATGAGAAGATTTACCAAGAACAAAAACTGGAGGAGAAAGAGAAGCAGCAGGAGATTAAGAGAATGATTGAAGAATATTTTGGAGGTGCTTAAGAGATATACATTGACCGAGATACATTTTTTTATATATATCTTTTTCTATACGAAAGCTTTTTATATATCTCTTGCGGATATATCTTTGTAAAAAATATATGAGGTGAAAAAATATGGCTGGTATACCGGATATTCCTCTAAAAAAAGATGAGGAATTTGGAACGGAAATAACAAAGGGCGAGTTCAGAGGCGTTGTTATCGGCGTCAAGATGGTAGATAAGCATCCTGTGTCAGGTGTGGCCTTTCCATTTGGAGAGTTGCTGTATATAGAAATAGAGCCTGACCCAGAAAAAGGATGGGAACACCAGGGGATTCTTTGTAATCCCAACACGAAAACAAAGCTCTCGAAGTGGTATCATGTCCAGAGTGCCTTTAGGAGATTAGGGTACACAAATATAAAAGACATTCTCGGAAAGGCATTTCTGTTTGAAGAGAAAATGGTTGAAGTTGGTGCGAAAGGTGGTGCTCAGGCTGTTATATTGCCTATAAAAGATATTACACCACCAAAAAAGGAGGCAAAGACTATTTAGGATGGATATTTGATTTGGGGAAGGAGTCTCTTCTCTTCATTCCTATGACCGCTCCTTCCCCACACCGCAACCTAAGGGAAAGGAGGTTGGGACTCCTCCTTTCCTATTTTTTTGGTGGTTATATGGTAAAACGTGAAGAACTTCGTAAGTTAATAAAGGAAAAAATTCTGTTGTATGGGGATACTGATACTGGAAAAACTTTTGCTTCTGTAAAGCTTGCTGCATATCTTGTGGAGAGTGGAAAGAAAGTTGTTTTTATCGATCCTGAGTTTGGATCTCAGCGTGAGCTTGATCTTCTGTCTGATGATATTCTTGAGGGTATTGATCTTCGTGTTGTTAGGACATATCCTGAGTTTCGAGAAGCGTGTATGGAAGATTCTGATTGCTTCTTGAAGATTATAGATGGTCTCTCTGAGGGTATGGAGTTGCATAGAAGGTTCTTGGAGGATAGGTTCATTGCTCAGGGAGAGTATATTGTTAAAGATAAAAAGTTTAAAATTGAGGACATAGAAACTTTTTCATTGCCCTGGCAGACATACGCAAAGCTATATAGTGATTTAGAGGGCGTTGTTTATAGGGCTATCCAGCATCGCTATCACTTTTTAATGACTATGCATCCTTTGAAAGCTACAGAGAGCAGAATAGAGCTTACGCAGTCTATATTTCGAAAGATGGATACTGTTTTGGAACTCCGCCGAGATGAAACTTCTGAAGGTGGTGTCAATCGTTATGGTGTGATTAAGAAGAATAGGGGTGTTGATGTTTCTAACTGTGTGGTTTCTGATGTATTTGAGATCTTAAAAAAGAAGTTTGAGGGGATGATATGAAAGTGGAGAAAATAGAGTTAGTTTTGTCTAAATCAGTGGGGTCTTTACTTGTGACTATGGAGGGAAATTTTGAGTATCACAAAGAGAAGGGAGTTCTGAAGATTTCGACAGAGGGAATAGTTAAGTATGTGGTAGAGATGGTGGTAGGTGATTTTAGGATGAAGTTTCCTGTGTCTACTGCTACCCCGAAGGATTTTGGGGGTCTTATGGAGAGGATGAAGAAGCAAGAGCAAGATAGCAGTAAAGGGGATTAAATGTCCTTTGAAGAGTTATTTTCTGAGCGTACTCTCCTCTTTTGGGATATAGAAACTTCGGGTCTGGATAGTGATTCACAGTTATATACAATAGGGTATAGTATTAATTTTCAAAGTACCTGTGTTGATCAGTTCTTTGAGTATGATGATCCTGTTGCGATGGAGAGGGGGGTTTTGGAGAAGTTTTTGGATGTCTTGGAGAAGGATAAAAAGTGGCTTTTTGTGACTTTTGCTGGGTCAAAGTATGATGTCCCTTTTTTGACTACCAAATGCTTGAAATATGGATACGATGCGTTGTCTCTCTGGAATGCTTGGCATCTTGATCTTATGTTTCTTTGGATGAAAATGATGCGTACTGGAAGATCTCCTATGACTTTCAAGGCAATGAGCAAAGCGTTGGGTATAGATCATGAGGATAAGTATGGTGGTTCTCTAATGAGTTACTTCTATCGCAAGGGGGAGTATAATAAAATTGTTTCTCACAATCGTGCGGATGTGGATCTTCTCAAAAAGGTCTACATAAAAACAGAGCCTATCTGTAAATGGAACTTGAAAAGGAGATATTATCAGTCGAAGGTGATCAGATGGTGAAAAAAGTTGGTATAGGTCTTAATCCTGTTGTACGGTGTCCTCGTGGGGATTTAATGCCTCTTAGATATTGTAGAGTTGTATGTCCTTTCTTTAAAGGTGTTGATGAGCAGGAGTTGGGAGTCAGATGTGCTTGGAGGGAGAGGCATGGCGGAGTATAATGAGAGGGAGGAGAGAAGAAAGTTTCGTGTCGCTGCGGAAAAGCTACATAAGCTTGTTCCTGCTTACAAGGTCTGGGTTGAGGACATAGATGATGAAATAATTTCTAAGCTTAATGAGACTACAAAGGGAAAGATCGTTATAACTCGTCTGGGAAAGTATATTGTGCAGTGGTTTTATACGAATCCTAAGGCTATTACTCCTCAGAAGCGACAGAATACTTTTTATATCTTGCCTATTGGTATATATGAAAATCCTGAAGATAATGAGAAAATCAAAGTCGTTGATGAGGAAGGGACTGAGAAGATTATAGATGTGAGTGAGTCGAGTCGTCGTAGTAGTGCGAGAATCGTTGCCAGGATGCTTGCTTCATTGCACCTGTTAGATAAGTATCGCCGTTTTAGATAGTCTAAAAATTTCTTTTTATTATTCTTTTTTGTTTAGTCTCTTTTTGTTGATTATGATAAATAAGTTTTTGTGTGTTATATATAGAAAAATGTATCTCTTTGTAAGGTACTATTTCTCTGTTACTTCTGTTTACTTTGAGTTTATCCTTTGGTGGTGTTCTTGTATTAAGTTTTATTAAATACATATATAAAAAAAGTTGTAATTTAGTATCCATAAGCTTTATAAATGAAGGATACTAATTAATATCACATAAGAATTAAGTATATCCTTCTCCAAAGGATATATTTATAAGCATATATTAAATTGGAGATGTTACAATGGTATTATTTTGTTCGTTCTTAGGCGGCGGTGAGTATGACTGAAAAGCAAAGTGTCCGAAAGTGTCCCAAAAAATTTGCGAAAGTCACGAAAAAAGAAGGCGAAAATCGGCTTCTTTCTCAAGGTGTCCCAAAAAAGAAGCCGAAATCTGCCTCCTTTGATCAGGTGTCCCAACCTTTATTTTTGAAAAAAATCCTTATATTAAAAGGGCAGGGCTATTCCATTCGTCAGATTTCTGATCTGCTCAAAATTCCTAAGTCAACCATATCTCGTTGGATAAAGAAGGCGAGGGAGACTATTGTTTTTGATTTGCAGGAGGTGGGACAGTGGGACAGTGGGACACCTGATAGTGGGACACCTATTTCTGGGATCATCGAGAAGATCGATATGAAGAGTGTTCCTGGCACGATCGATAAGAGAGGTGAGTACGGTGAGTTGCTTGATTTTCGTATGATCCCTATTACTTATCAGTTGTTTTTTGCTAGATACGGTTTTCTTCCAAAGCATATATTTCCTATAAAAAAAGGAGAGTTGTCTTATAGTTCTTATCATACTGTGTATGTGCTTAAATTGTCTTCTGGAGAGGTTGTGTATTCTTATGAGGATTTTTCTGGTCGTAAGGGGTGTCATCTGGATGGGGTGGCGAAGAGGATTAATTGTGGTAGCGAGAACGGAAACCTTAAATTTGATGACTTTCTTTTATTAAGTAGAGAATATACGTTATCTCAAATCCTTGAAAATGAAGGTGATGTCTTGAAACTTTTAGGTTTTGGTGTTAAAGATATACATGAGCTTCAGAGTGATATGTCTGAAGGGGGTCTTAATTTTGATAATATCCAAAAAGTGGACTTAAAAGAAGCTTTTAATCAAGTAGCTCCTCGTGTTGTGGGAAATGAGGATGTGAAGGAGATTTTAACGTATTCAGTGGTGAGGAGAGATAGCAGAGATCCTCGTGGTTCATCTGTTCCTATCTGTGTTTTTGCTAATAGTGGAGAGGGGAAAACGTATCTACTCGATGATCTTTCTAGGGTGTTTTCAGCAGATATGTATCGTGCTGAGGACTTAACGCCTGCGGCTTTGGGTATGGTTGATCCTTCTACTGGAGAAGTGAAATACACAGGTCTTTCTGATATTATTCTGGTTGATGAGATTGACAAGGCTCAAGCAAAGACTATCTCTCTTCTTCTTGAAATTGCGGGTCTTGAAATTGGAAAAAGGGTAAGGTATGGTGTTAAATTTACAAAGGAGACGGGTTCTTTGCTACTCTCTACTTTTCTCTTGAGTTCTAAACTTGGTATTTTTGATGAGGATAAGGGAGGTTCTTGGGGGCGAGTTGGGAATATTCATAGGCAGTATTTACGAAGGAATGTGCTTCTCAGGCTTCAGCAGGAAAGTAAAGAGTTGGATAATGAGTTGGTAGAGAAGGTTTTAGAGGGGCAGAGTGAGGAAGAGGTCTATGAATATGAGACACTTGAGCTGTCAAAGCTTTTGTGTTTGTCTAAATTGTTTTTGATGACTTGTCAGTTTAAGATTAAGGATGTTGAAAAGATAAAGAGTATGTATCTCTCTGAAGTTAGTGGCTTCTCCTTTGCTGGCTCTACGAATTGGTATAGAACCTTATATCGTCTTATAAAACTGCTTGCTGAGGGTAGAGCTTTGTGTCATGGAGTAGATAGAGTAGATATTGATAAAAAGGTGATTTATGTTCTTCCTGAGGATTTTAGGAGAGTCATTGACATCCTCAAAAAGCATGCTCGTTCTCTTGGTTTCTATAAGGGTGAGATCACGCATGTCGATGAGCCAGAAGTTGAGCCTCCAGAGGAAATGACTATTGTTGAGTTTGATGAAGAGCAGTTAAAAAGGGTAGAAACTCCTTTCTTTGAGAAATGTGGTTACTGTGGAGAAAATAAGTTGATTTCTTATTTCTATAATGGAAATTATATTTGTGATGCCTGTTTGAAGGATTTGGGGATGTCGTGACGAATGACCAGTTCTCTATGCTCTGAGGACTGGTCGTGAAGTGTTGAGAGCAATGTGTATGTTTTAATATGCAAAAACTTTAAAAATGGTAGTGATTATTATCTCAGCAGTAGTAAAAGTAATTAACAACTGTTGAGGTGATAATAATGGATGAAAAGTTTGTGGCCTTTTTGATTTGTGCATTGGCGTTGATCATATACCTAAAGATGTATGGTGTTCCGCAGGTGTCTGCATGGCTATTCATTGCTGTTACTGTCTTTGTCTTGCCGCTGTGCGTTTGGTTGTGGATGATTTTTAGGAAGAGGTAGCATGAGAAAGAGGAAGAATATCTGTAAGAAAAGTAAGAGTCAGGTTACGTTACATAGTTATCTTAAGGAGGGTAATTTTGGGAAGACTGATTATTATAAAGGTTGGTGGAATGATGTACCTTTTACTGAAGAGGAGAAAAAAAGAAACTTGGAGTTGATAAAATGAGTCTTCAGGATGATCTTGATTTTTTGAGGGATGTTTCTGTATATGAAACAAAGAAGAGGAGGGGGGGGTACTCACATGCTACTCTTGCGGAATATATAGCTAAGGCGTATGATGTGTGTTCTCAGGAGCCTGTATATGTGCGTGAGCTTGCGAGAATCTGGCGAAAAGAGAAGGGCAGGGGTTCTTATATTTTCCTTGCGTCTTATGCCTTGAGGTTCCTCTTTGAGAGGGGGTATCTTCAGAGGGAGGATGTAGATGTTAAGTGGGTAGAGGGGTCGATGAAAAAAGAGACTGAGAGATTATGGTCTCAATATCATATATATTATAGGTTAACTCCTAAGGTGCATAAGTATGATGTTCGTTTTAAGGCTCGATCAGTGTTGAGATTGTCCCGTATAGGTCTTGAGGTTGCTATGAGGGTTGAGGATGTGTTGATCGATTTATGTAGACGGCTCTATGGTCGTGGGAATGTTTCTTCTACAGCTTTTTCTTCGCCTTTTCCAGATGTGGTTCTCTCTAAATATGAGAAGGTCATTGAGATCTCTACTCGTTCCGAGAATCCGATAGGTCTCTCTTATGTTTGGTCAAAAACAGAAGCTTATCCTGACTATGATGTTCTTATAATTGCTCCTGCCTTTACTAGGAGAGTGTGGAAAAATACTCCTCGCTATGTTACGATAAAGCAGTATCCGGAGTCTGGGCTTTGCTTTGTGTGGGATCATTTGCGTTATACTAAGTTCTGGTTTGATGTCTGTCATCGGGATGTGGAGTTTGTCTCTGTATATGATTATCGTGAGGGTCTCAGGGAGATCATAAAGGAGTTTGTGGGATTTTGATCTTTGCCTTATCTCTCTTATTCTATTGTCGTAATTTTTTTGGTTTTTTTCCTTTTTCTTTATTGTAATGAATATATAAAACTGGTCATAAGTGCCTTTTTTACCGTAAAGCTTTTAAATGGGGTCTCTCTTATCGGGTAGGTGATGCTATGGTAAATGGTGTAAGTGCAGACGCAAGAATCCCAAAGGGGACGTATAGGGCTATTGGTGCGATACTCATTGCTGTGTTGACAGTCGTAGTTGCTTATGTTTGGCAGGACATACCTGTTGAGGTATTTGCATTAAGTACAGGTGTTATGACATTTTACTTTGGTACGAGAGCTGTGGAGGATAGAAGAAAATCTCCCTCTGTGTATCCTCTGTGGCTTCCTGTTGGAACTGTGAGATTTGCTCTGTGGATGATTTATCTCATAGGCTTTGCTCTCTATGTTCTTGAGTATGGCTATATTCTTAGGGAATTGGCTACTCTTGCGATTTATGCGTCTGTTTGGTATTTTGGAAATAGATTTTTGGGAGATTTTAAGTTAGGAGGTAGATGATCTCTTGGGCAGAGAAGGCGGCTTTGGTGTTTTCACTCTCACCTTTCCCCCCTGTAAGCCAAGAGGTCAAAAAATAAAATAGAAGGTGATGTAAAAATGAAAATAAAAAAAATAGGAGCAATATTGGCAGGAGCTGTGATGATAGGTAGTGCGGTAGCTGCTGCTTGGGAACCAAGTGAAAACGTGGATTTTTTTATAAATCCTGATACAGGACAACCAAATGCTGTTATTGTAGTCGGTGCAAACGCTGCGGCTTCTGATGTAACGGCTGGTGCTTGGATTGCAGCACAGATAGGGAACATGGCTTTCAAAGAGGTAGAAGAGGAGATAGTAGGTAAATGGACTTGGGAAGGAGAAGGTGTAGGAGAGTTCGGAGCTAAATTCCTCATTCCTACAGATGATTTCCACGAACAATTAGATTCTTTGTACTGGAAAGATCTAGATGAGAACGAAGTATATTCTGAAGGGGATGTTCATGAGTGGATGTTACTGTGGCCGGGCTTGTTCGGGGCGGACTACAATTTGCAGATACTCCATGGGAACAACCCTGTAATGTACTGTGCTCACATACACGAGGGTGAGACTTTCAAGTTCTTAGGAAACTACTACTATCCAATAGAAATAAGTCCCGACCCAGATTTGTCAAGTTGGGGAATGACACAGGGGACTATACTCTGCGGAGATGTAGAAGAATATCCAGAGAGAACAATTTCTATAGGACCATACTATTTTGGAGACTATAAGGTAGTGTTCAAAGATATTTCTGTGTATGATCCTAGAAGAGTTTTGCTAACTATAGTAGATCCATCGGGAAAAGAACATTCAAGAATTGTAGAAGATGAAGGCAGTACAACTCTCTTTGATGATGAGGATAGACCTGTCTTTGTCTTGACTGTTAATGATATATTCTTGGGTGTGACTACCACCGAAGCTAAAATTCAGGTTACCACCTATGCTAACTACGGTGAAATAGAGTTTCCGAAGTACTGTCTCAGCGACGGGCTTGAATACTGGAATCTAAGTCTCTTCGATTGTGGACCCGAAGAAAATGGCTACAACATACATTTATGGTTTAGTGGATTCTTTGGGTACTATCCAGAATACTCTCCCTTGAATAGGACTATCAGCATACCAACGTTCGATCTAACGAAGATAGAGAACTTCGACTATGTCTCCGGAAACTACATATCAGTCGATTTCGATGCAACCCCTCACTACAACGGAGAACTCATCTGGGATCTGAGCAAAGTTACTGTGACCCAGAAAACTGGTGACTTCACCAAGAAGTTGGTTCCCGTAGTAATAGACCCAACTCAGCTAGTAGTGAACGATGACGAAGTAACAATTGCACACAAATTGAGTTACAACCTGATCTTAGTAGGTGGACCAGGGCTTGTACTTCAGCCAAATGGTGAAAAATTACCAGCGAACACACTAACAAACGAAATTGTTGAAAATAATCTGTCAGCGGTAGACTGGTACACTGCTACTGGAGTATATGAGTATATTGAAGATGTGTACTCAGACAAAGATGTGATAATAGTAGCTGGCGCAGATAGGGTTGCTACCAAAAATGCAGTCATTGCTTTGCTGACTGATTTGAATGCATAAATTCTTTCCTTTTTTTTCTTTTTTTAAGAGAGGAGAAAATGGAAACAGAGAAATTTGATATTTTGCTTTTGGCGAGTGCTTTGATAGTTGTTACGGTAGCTTTTGCGATCATGGCGTATATTATTTTGAAGTGATCTGGGCTCAAGTGCAGGGTGCTTTCATCATATCACCATTCCTCCTATGAAATGATTCTCCTGCTGAGAAACTCAGATTGCTTTCCTTTTTGGAGGTGAGAAAATTGAAGAAGATTGAAGCAAAAAAGAATTCCATTTTGATAGCTGGGGAAGTAGAAATATATCCTGAAGCGATTTATGTGCATCGGGCGTTTGGAGTAGAAGAAAAAAGAGCAGGGGAAATAGGGAAGTGTGTTAGAGCTCTTCACATTATGGAGGGTTGTGAATCTCAGGTAATTTTGAAGTTGGCGGAGAAATTCGTATTGCCTAATGAGTTTCTTTTTGCAGTCTGGTTATGTGGATGGCATTATCAGAGGATGGAGATCAAGTCTCTCTTAGTGAAAGCTGGAGTGCCAGCAGATTTTTTGTGGTGAATGCGGGGTAGAGAAGTCAGGAGTTCTCGCTGGGCTCATGAATCTCATCACCAGCTTCTTTTCTTCGGATTGGGCAACCCAGAAACCGGTGGTTCAAATCCACCCCCCGCAACTTATATTCTCTTTTCATTATATCCTCTTTTTTTATATTCCTTTTTTCCTCTGATTTAGAAGAGAGAATATCTTTTTTTTATATATCTTTTTTGATATATACGCTACAAAAATTATTTAAGTATATATGTTTTAGAGATAAGCATGGCTACAGATATAGCAAAGTTAGCACCGTCTCTTCCTACGAAGAAAATGAAAGAGGCATTGCCTAAAGTTAGTTATGATATTAAGGATGCGATGCAGGCTGAGAGGAAAAGGTTGGGGTTGAGTTGGGAGGATTACTTCAGGATGAAGGTGGGTAAGAGTTCTCCATCGACTCCATCAACACCGTCTCAGACTAATGAGATTTCTAGTTTGCATCCTGATCTCAATGTTGCTGGTGTTCCTGTTTCTCCTTTACTTCTATCGCAGGAGACTAAAGAGGAGTTTACAAAGGAGTATTATGAGATGTTGAAGGATCAGATAGGTCTTCGTAGGAAACAGATTCAGGAGGAGATAGAGGAGCAATTTGGAAGTGAAGGTGGAAGTATGTCGAAAGCACTTGAGAAGGTTATAGAATACCAAGCTTTGTCAAAAGCTTTGGAAAGTATGGGTAAGAGTGAGAAAAGTAAGGAAGGTGATAAAAAAATGGATGCGTCAGATATGATGTTATTGATGATGCTGATGAACAATCAGCAGCGAACACCGCCACAACAGCAGCAGACTATGGACCCGATGACTATGATGATGTTTATGCAGATGATGCAAAAAGAGCCGCCAAAGGAGGACGATAAAATGTCGAATTTTCTAATGCAGTACATGCAAAATGAAATCTCGGGGCAGCGGGAGGCGAACAAGCAGCTTCTTGCGGAAATGATGCAACAGAAGAGAGAAGAAAAATTAGCTAGTGATCAGAAAATGCTTTTGGATCAACAGGCACAGATTTTTCAGGCTTTTAAAGATGAGGTTGCTCAGCAGTTTGCGAACTTTACGCAACAGCAACAGCAACAGTTAGAGCTTGTTAGAAGGCAGAATGATCTGGAAGAGAGTTTGAGGAAAACTTTGAGTATAATTGATCAGATCAAGGAATTTGAGGAACATGCTAAGGAGATAGGTATCTCTAAGGGGCTCTCCTCAGAGGAGTCTCAGAAAGCGGTTGCTGAGGCGACAGCTGGGAGAAATGATCTTCTTCTAAATATCATTCAGAAGGGTCTAGAGTATATATCAAAGCAGACTGCTTCAAAGCCTGTTCCTACGCCAGTGCCACCGGTGGCTCAGTCTTCGCCGACTCCGCCGCCTCCGAAACCGGAGGTGGAGGCAAAGCCCCCGCCGCCTATTAAATTTATAGAAAAGAAGAAGGAATGAGTATGAAGATACCTAGAGAGTTGGCTAAGTTCATACTGCCAGATATAAAGGTAGATGTCTTTGCTTTGAAAAAAGAGATAGATGGGGGAATGACTCCTCAAGATTTTGTCTATCGCTGGTTTTCTAAAGGTGGTATTATACAGGGGCAGACTAGGGCTATTATGGTGTCTAATAATTCTTTCTTTCGCTTTTTAGCTTCTGAGAAGGGTAAGAAGTGGATTAGAGATAATCTTGATGGTTTGTTGGATTATCTTTATGAGCTTGCGAAGAAAGATACCTGAAGATAGATATTCTATTATCTATATCCTCCTATAAAAAGCAGAAAGCTATTTAAATGACTACTGCTATATATACTTAGTATGACAGACGAAGAACCTGAAGTGCTAACTGTTGATGGATGGGAAGAAGTCTATCCTGGTATGTTTTGGAGTGATGAGGACAAAGCTCACCTTCGGGTGAAATATGGTGATGACAGGTATAAAGTGGAAGTCAAGCCTGAGGATTCTGACGTTTGGGAAGAAGTTGATTCTGCGGATACTTTGGTTAATGCTTACAAAAAGGCTGAGAAATATATGAAAACTCATTCTCCTCCTAAAGAGTCTAAGTTTGTTATGGAAAAGAATGGAAGGAAGTATATCTGGCATCCTTTTGAGGGTAGATGGATAGATATTGCTCTCTTTGAAGATTTTCATGAAGCGTACAAGGCTGGGAAGATTAAGAATGCTTTAGATGCTTTAGAATGGTTTAGTAAGAAAGAGAAGGAGGTGTCTCCAACTGAGAAGTTCAAAGGCATTCACAAGGAGCTGACTGATAAACTGATTGATTTCTTTGAGTCTTCTGAAGGTAAGAGAGTTGTGGAGAAGTATGAGAAGGAACATCTTGATTCTCTTAAACGCTTGGTGGAGACTGAAGTTGAAGAGTACAAAAAGTGGTATGCGATATATAAGTATCTTCCAGAGATTCGTGGGGATGTGAATCTTCAGAAGAAAGTTTTTGGTAAGGAGCTCTCTAAAGATGAGCTTGCAGAGTTAGAAGTTTTGATTGGTGATAGTATCAAGAGAAAAGAGGAAAGTGCTGAATTAATGCAGAGTGACTTTGTGAGATATGCTCCTCTCAAAGAACTTGGCTGGGAAGCTCATCATCATTCTTTAGTTCCTATTGCTCTTGGTATTGGAATCCTTTACATTCTGAAGCGTTACTATGAGTAGGTGGCGTGATGTTTATTGATCGTCTCACTACTGATGTATATGACATTCTGACTATAGATGTTTCTGTCGTACATGATAGGGTGGATTTGGATATCTTAGGGTTGGATTATAGTAGATATGGATATATCCTTTTTATAGATGAGATCGATGCTCCTGCCCTTCTTTCGCATTATTATCTCCGTATAAATGATATTAATGCTGATCCGATTGATTTTGTTGCTTCTGGTGGATTTGGTTACCACTATATTCATAGGGCATATTTTACCAATACTGAAACGACTGCTGGAGATGTGGTTCTTGAGATAGGGGGTGTTTCCAAAGCACTTCTGGAAGAAGATACTATGATCTTGGAGGGGTTTAGGAAACTTTTAAAAATGTAACTCTCCTATTCTTGTTATGGTTAAAAAGAAAGAGCTTACTCGTCTTGAAGTCTTGGAAAGATTGAAGCAGAGTGCTGAGCGTAGAAAGGAAATAATGGAGAATCTGAAGTGATCCGATGCCTGAAAAATCACCCCCAGGAATCCGAAAGTGGTTGGAAAAATTGGCAGTAAAGCACGCTGTAGATATAGATATTGGCGAGTTTAGGGATCACATGGACTCTTCTGTTTCTGCTAGTGAAAATTGGGATAAGGCAAAGAAGTATCTTTATGAAAGGTATGGGATTGTGTGCGGTGCTGATGAGGAGCGGATGAGAAGGGCGATCATAGAGTCTGCTGAGGATGAGGAAAAAAAGTATGTTCAGGATTTTATTGCACAGTATAAAGATATTTACCCTGATTTATTTGAGAAGTATGGAAGTGGTGAGTTTACAGAGGAGGAAGTGGATAGAGATATTGAGTTAGAGCGTGAGATATTAAGGGGGAAGGTTAAGAGTCTTGAAGCACAGCTTGAAGCTGAAAGGAAAAAGGCCGTTCCTCCTGAAGAAGTTGCTTTGAGAGTTGTAAAGGAGACTGTGAAGGAGGAGATGGAGAGAGCTAAAGAGCTTGAAGAGAAAAGGATGAAGGAGCTTTCTGATGCTTTGGCTCATGCTCTTAGGGAGCTATCTGAGGGTGTAGATCGTAGGCTTAAGGGTATAGAAAAGAAGATAAAGAAAGAGGCTCCTGTTCCGTCTGAGACTGTTGTTATTGCTCCCCAGATACCTGTTGTTAATACTGAGGATGTTGTAAAGGTGGATGATGAATGCATTGCGAGAGAGATGAGGGCTATCTTTAAAGAGAGATATGGTAGAGATCTGGATGAATGGAGAAATGAAATTCGCTTCTTGAAGGGAAAAGATAAAGAGAAAGCAGATAATGTTGAGTATTTATGATCTTGCTGTGGAAAATTGTAGGGCTGCTAAAAAGGAGTATCCTAAGATGAATCCTCAGCTTCGTGGTGCATTATCTCAGTTGATGTATTTTGATGAGAAAAAAAATACTTGGGCTTATGTTTTTCCCCAAACGGAAGCGTATTGGAATCCGATTCTTCGGGCTGAGCATTTTCCGAAGTGTATGACTCCTGACTTTATTTTATATAAGGCTATAAGGGAAGGGAAGATAGATCGTAGTGATTGTCTCGATGCTGGTATTCCTGACTGGAAGATAAATGCTATGCTCCGAGAGGGAAGGAAAGTTGCTGAGAAGTATGGGTTTGGTGAGCTACTATGACTACTCGTGCTTGGGAGCAGGATAGGCCTTTTACAAAGGAGCAGGTGGATGCTTTCAATAGATATACTCATTATCCTGTTGACATAAATAGAGAGTTTGAGAGTACTGTAAGGCAGAAGGAGAGGGAGATATGGGATAAGCTCTCTCGAGCTGGTAAGGAGGAGATGTCGGATGAGGTACAGGAGGCTTACCAGCGTTACCGAAAGGCGTTGTATGATTATTACTTAACTGAGAGTGGTATTCGATCTTATGCTCCTCCCTGGACAGTTGTTGGAAGGGCTAAGTATCCTACGGGTCGTGTGGAGAAAGCGGCAGCGAGAAGTAGGGCAAATTTGGAGAAGGTAGAGAAAGCAGAGAAGAGATTGGATAGTGCAATAAAAAGACAGTTGAGTCAGGTTATCTATGCGAGTGATCCAGAGGCCATAAAGAAGTATAAGGAAAAGTTAAAGAAGCTTGAGGAAACTCATGCGTTGGAGAAAAAAATTAACGATTATTTTAAGAGGACTGGGAAGTTGCCAGAAGATATACCTGATTATCTTCGAGAGAAAGCACTTTCTAATTTGAAGTTTTCTTACGAAAAGCGCCCTTTTCCTTCTTATGAGTTGTCTAGCAACACCGCAGAGATGCGTAGGATAAAAAAGAAGATAGAGGAAATTTCGAAATTGAGAGCAGTGCCTACGACAGAGAAGGTTATAGGCGATGTTAAAATTGTGGAGAATGTGGAGTTAAATCGTGTACAGATATTCTTTCCCGAAAAGCCTCCTGAGGAGATAAGAACCTACATGAAGCAAAATGGCTTCAGATGGTCTCCTCGAAACAAGTGCTGGCAGAGGCAGAGGTCTAATAGAGCAACTTATCTCGCAGAGGAGATCGTTAATAAGTATGTGGATCTTCTTGGGGGGATTGTACCTACAAAAGGGAAGATTGTTCCAGCGTTTGGTTTAGAGATGAAGCCAACTACACATCATCAAAAGCAAATAGCTCTAAATATGTTTCTTGAAAGGGTTAAAGCGGGTGAAATTAAGGGATGGACTGGAGAGTTGTATCTTGTAGGTTCTTTTCTTGAGGGGAGAGATACTGAATACAGTGATGTAGATATAGTTATGCAGACAGTAGGTTATTTTTCTCCTGATATGGCTTCTGATCTATTCAATATACAAAAAGATATATTACAAGATAGAGGTGTTTTTATAGATGTTTTACATAAGTTTCCTGAAGAGCCATACAAGTTGCTTCTGAAGGTTGAAAAGAAGCCTGAAGCTACCGCCACTTTTGTTGCTGGTGTGATTCCTCCTGAGCTTACGCCTGCTGAGGCCATAAAAGCAAAAAAGCAGAAGGTTTTAGCTGAGATTCCTATTGAAGAAAGGCAGAGGAGGGAGGCTGAGAGGAAGCATAGAGAGTTAAAGAGGAAGGAAGCTGAGGAAAGAAAGAAGAGATATGAGGCTATTCTGGAGGGTAAAAAGAAGCCACAGGAGTATTTGGATGCCTATATTGGACAGACAAAATTGGATAAATATGTTAAAGTCATTATTTTTGTTGGTGTTGGGGCGATTACTCTGAGATTTCTGGAGCAGGTTTTGGGGAGGGAACGACTTTAATTTTGTATGGCAGTTTAAGCTTTGTAATACCTTTTTTTTGCATTTCTTTTATTATTTGATACGCTTGTTCTTCTGTTACTTCTATTACTTTGTGTTCCTTTTCTTTAGATATTGTTTCATAGAACTCTTTTACTGCTTCTGCTGCGGGGGGTAGGGTTCCTTCTTTCTTCTTTCCTACTATGCTATGTGCGGCTTCGCTAAATTGTATGAGTGTTTTGAGTCTCTTCTTGCTTGAGGCTTCGATGCTTCGGTCTACTTTCTTCCTTAGTCTTGGTATTCCCTCTCGTATATATATTTCATATTCTTCCATGTTTAAACTATTTAAAGGAGTGTACATATAATGAGTGTGGGATCGGGCACGCAGATCGATAGAGTTGTCTGGTTACTAAAAAGTTAGGTGATGTAAAGTGCCTATAAGTATATTTGGACAGGAATGTTCAATAATGAGAATAGGAAGCAGGCAGCTCAATCTTAGGGGGCCTGCTAAAGCAAACAAAGCAAATTTTGTGATAAAGAGTAAGTCAGTACCGAGTCATACTAAAGAGTGGCTTGGTGTAGCTATTGCCTTTGCAGAGGCTGCTCATTCTGCAAGAGGAGGAACTCTTGAGGATGTAGTGCTGGCTGTGAAGAAGGGTCTTAGTGGTAAGGACTTTGGTGGTGCGGCTGCGGCTGCTAGAAGGAGAGAAATGAGATTGGCTTCGTATGATGGCAATATAGCTAAGATGAAAAGAGAACTTGCAGCAAAGTAGGTGACCTCACATGAACATTTTTAAAGACTTGGATTTGTATGAAGTCGGCGGTGAGGTCTTAGGTCTGTATGGTGCCGAGTTTGTCGTGGAGTGGATACAGAAGTTTGTCCCTTCACTGTCCGAATGGATGCAGGCACTGGCTAAAGGTGTAGTTGGTGCAGGTGTCATAATCGGAAATAAAAAATATGGATTTGCTACTGGTGACTTGGAGAAGTTCGTTAATGGACTTGGAGAAGGTCTGATGGTCAGTGCTGGGTTTGATCTTTTGCAGTATGTACTGCCAAGACAGACTTCCAGTAGAGTTGCATCGAGGTATGTGCCAAAGAGAGTTGCTCAGCCTATAGCACCTCTTAGACCGCAGTATGCAAGAGAAATAAGATTTCTTGGAAGGTGATTAGATGTTGCAGGGAATAATACCACTTGGTGAGCTTGAGAAGATAGATATAAAGGGTATCAGAGATGCTGTTCAGAAAAGGCTAATTGAAAAGATGTTGTACGCAAAGATTGTTACTAGACCTGACGATGTTAAGATTAGAGATCTTGTTTTTGGTGATTCTTCTGATGCGACTGACTTTGTGGATCTTGATGGTCCGGCGACTGCTGCTGTAACAGGTCAGGAGCACTGGCTGATAGATTCATCTGCGTTTACTGCTGGTGATCTAAGTAGTATCCTCGCTTCGGGTACAACTTGTCCTGACAACAAAATGATTGGTATCTTCGGATTCTTTGACTTATCTCCTATTCCTGAGCTAACTGCAATAAGGTTCAAGAGAGGGTCAGATGTGCTTAACTTCTGGGAAGTTGAGCAGTGCTATGTGTATCAGGATCTCCCAGGGGGAATGACTTGGGAACCAGTTATATATGAGCAGAACGATCCGATGGATATAGAGATGAATGTGACTGGAGGAAGCACAGATCTAAGAATAGGACTATACGCATATATCGCTGAGAGATACGGCGAGCAGGTCACAAGTCCTTGAGGTGATTGTGCATGGCTAATGTTACATTGGACACACCACAGGGTCTTGGTCAGGGCTTGAAGACGCAACTCTATGATTATACTTTCTCAGCTAAGGCAACTACTGGGAAAACTGGAGGAATTACTCTTACTCTTTCGCAGTTTGATAAGATTATCAATGCGAGAGTAAGTGGAACTGTTGCAGGATATGTTGCTCAGCCTTCAACGATTTCAGGGAATACAGTTAAGCTCAAACTGTGGAAACAGGATGCTACTACAGGAGTTCTAAAAGTTGCGAGTACTGCTGCTATTGCTTCAGGTACGGTGGTCTATCTCACCGTTACGGGCTATAAAGTTTGATCTTCCAATACCGAGATAGATAGAAATGGTATCTTTTTTATTATTTGAGGAATTGAAGAAGAGTATAGAAAGTGTGCCTATTGTGTACTTTCCTCTTTTTCTGGTTTTTTTCTTAGGTTACCTTTCTGTCTTGTCCGTTATTGGTTGCTTGGCGAACCTATGAAGTCTGGTGCTAAGAAGTCTAATATGGCTCAGGTTTTGTTCATAGAGCCTGTGCCGTTAATTACGAAGGACTTTGGAAGCTTGTCTGCTGGGAGTTCTTCTTCCTTGACAGAGATGGATACTGAGCTTGAGGTTGAGGCTAATCAACTTCTACAGTTGCGGATAATACCCTGTGATGATATTGAGATAACGGTGAAACAGCCTAGAGGTGTAGGGAAGTTCTCTACGAGATATACTACTTCCTCTCTAAAGTTAATGCCTGAATCTAATGCGTTCCAGCGTTTCCAAGAGTCTGAGATGTTTATTAGAGAGGATGATGTGATATACTTAAGAATCCAACGGAGTACACTCAGTCTCGCAATAAAGTTGCTTTTGTAGGATACAAGTATCTCCTTAGATACCTTTCTGTAGCAGAAGCTAGGAAAATAACAATCTATACTTGGGTCCCGACCTTTGGTGCTGGGAAGTATAGTTCGTGAGGTGAATTAGATGGGTGAATTTCATCATCAAAGTCATGAGATTGCTACTGCGTCTTCGGATGTTCAGTTGTATAAGTTGACCTCAGGTAGAAAAGGTTATGTTAGGGCAGTTACTTTGCTAAATGAGGCGTCTACTTCGTCTAAGGTTTCTCTCTGGGATGCGGTATCTACGTCCTCTGGTACTGCTATGTACGCTTTCAGACTTGCTAGTAAAGAGTCGGTTGCTCTCGGTAAAAATGATCTTGGGGAGTTGTCTTTCTACAATGGACTTGTAGTTCAGGCAAGTGCGGCTACTGGAGGAGGGAAGGTCTTCGTTTACGTCAATGTTGAGGAAGTTGTATAAGAGGCGGTCTAATGAAATTTGGTAATAGGAAGGAGAGGATTACAGGTAAACTTGCCTTAGCCAATTCAATAAAAGATAGTGATGTGGCTACAGGTGCTGCAATCGCTTACTCTAAACTTGCCTTAGCCAATTCAATAAAAGATAGTGATGTGGCTACAGGTGCTGCAATCGCAGGGTCTAAAATTAGTCCTGACGTAACAAATGCTGTGATAGGTGCAGCTTCGGGGTATAAAATAGCAAGGGGTAGTGTATCTGTTACTGGATCGACGAGACTGTCACTGCTGTAGTTGCTTCTCTTGAGAGTATTGGTACTGGTGCTGGTGATCCCTTTGTGGTTACTGCGAAGCCTGCTACTTCTGGATCGACTTCTAAAATTGTGCTTTCTGTGTACCAAGATAATGGTGCTACGGCGACTACTGCGGCAACGGTTAATTGGATTGTAGTGGGTTCATAGGGGGGAGTTCTATGGAGAAGTCTACTGAAGAGCTCCTCATCATTGCTGGCGTAGTTTTAATCATAGCCTTCCTTATCTATAAGAGTAGCCAGAGGTCTCATCAAACTATAATCGAGCCTACGGAAAAGGGTGGATATGTCATTATTGAGACGTGATCGCTGTGGAAAGAGAGACAGTAGAAAAAGCAACTGTGTTATTTGGAGGGCTTGTATTACTTGCAGGTCTCTTAAAGGTTCATGCTCAGCCTCCGCCTCCTCAATGTGAAACTGCATGTGAGATAAGTTGTCAAGCGTGTGAAATCTGTGAGGCTGGAGAGGTTCCATGTGGTACTTGCGAAACTGTGTGTGAAACCACATGCGAAACCTGTGAATTTGAACTCCCTCCCTGCGAAACTTGTGAGGCTGGAGAAGTCCCGACTCCACCTGTTCCTCCGATTGAAATTGAAATGCCTCCTGCTTCTGTAAAGAGAGTGTCTAAAATGATTTCATTTAGCAAAACTATAGATGGATCGTATGAAGTGCTTAGGGAAGATACAGCGGGAGCTATAAAAGAACTTCTATTTGCTTCTCCTTCAGATAATTACAAGATTAAAGTAGTTCTTGACGGCTCTAATGTTTATGATGATACCTTTGCTAATTTGCAGTCTATTTCTTCAGGTTTGAACGACCTTGCTGCATACTCCTCAGGAGGAACTTATTACTTGAACATTACTGAGTTGTATTATCTAAAGAGCTGTGTTATTGCTATTGAGACTTATGAGAGTATTGCTTTCTCTAAGCTTTATATCAAGTATGAGGTGCATGAATATGCCTGAGATGGTAGAGATTTTAGATCAATTAAAAAAATTAAAGGGTATCTCTACGGGGTCTGCCTCGGTTACTGTAGCTAGTACTGCACCTATTACTGGTACTGTGACTGTTGGGGTGAGTCTCCCCTTGACTGTACTTAGAGTTGGTCAGATCACTGTAGGAGCTACAACCTCAAAAGCTCTTACTTCCTCGTGTACTTCTAAAGCTGTAGGTCTTGTTGCTCATTCTGGCAATGCAGGCAAGGTCTACTTTGGGCATAGTTCTTCAGTGTCAACTTCCAGCGGTTTTGAGTTGTCTGTACCTGTATCTTTATCTATTGATAATGCGAATAAAATTTATGTAATAGCAAGCACTTCGGGTCAGAAGGTCTGTTGGGTGGTGTTGAGATGACTGGTGAGATAAAGAAGAGGAATGATCTTTCTTTGCCTGGTCGAAGTAAGTGTCTTATTATGGATGATGATTATATTTATTACAGTAAGGAGTCTGGTGGCAGTACAAGTGTGTACTATATTAGCATATTAGACTTCATAGGTGATAATGCTGAGACTCTTGTGGGCACAAGATCACCTAATACTGGTTATACTTCTATTTATACGATGAAACTCGATAAGTTGGATAATATGGATATTTTAATTGGTAGTATGTTGCAGTATAGTGATACAGATATAGACGAGCTTTTCTGCTATTGGAAAAATGTTCATACTTCCCCTACTCGACAGGATGGAGTTACTGGTTATTGGGAATATGAAGGGATGGTTGGATGGACAGGTGCGAATGATTACTGTTATTATATAGGTTCTTCTTCTGCTGGTGATCATGGTGTTGTTCGTGATAGGCGTTATGTGAACACAAGTGATTATGCGTCCAAGTCTGGTGGCACTGGTGGTTTTGGTAATTGGCATGATGTAGCATGTAGTAATAGATATATCCATGGTATAGACTTGAGAGTTGGGGGTGTTGGACCTAGTGGGATCTATGGAATCTATGATGTTACTAAGTGGGATGATGCTTGGGAAGATTTTGAACTTTATTATGCTTCTATTTCTGGAAGATCAGGTATTATTTATGATAGTGTGAATGATAAATTTATAAGTTGGGGGTATAATAATCGTAGAATCTACATAGCTGATCCTACTTCTTCTAATCCTGATGCAGTATATTTTGACACTCCTTCTTCTGAGGGAAATGTTACTGATGTGAGATCCTATGGAGGATATCTATATATTGGTACTACTACAAATGGCAAGGTTTTGGTATATGATATATCTGGTAATAAGAAAGGGGAGTATGATACGGGTGTTGCATCGCCAATAACAGCGGTTGCTGCAAATGCATCTTATGTTTGTGCAGTTTGTAGTGGATGGATGTATTTGTGGAAAATAGCAGGCGTTCCAGTTTCGGTTAATATGTCATTCCCTCTTGGTGGTCTTAAGTCTCGTTCGATTATCAGCTTTGCCAGAGGTGTATCAATATGAAAAACAAAAAAATTGTTATTGGTCTTGGTGCTCTTGGAATAGGCCTCTACTTACTGAGTAGGGCAAGAGCTTGTCCTACAGATGTTCCCTGTGGGGTATCTGAAATCTGTGGAGATTGTCAGGCTATTTGTCAGGTAGGTGAGGCTTGCTATACTTGTGATGTTTCCTGCGAGCCTGTTTCTCAGCAGTGTGGAACTGCTGAGTGCGGGGTAGGTTGTGAGGTTTCTTGTGAGGAGACCTGTGAGCTTCGTTGTGAGGAAGGTTGTATGGTCGATTGCCAGACTGCATGTCAGGCTCAGTGCGAATGGATGACTGAGCAGTGCAAAATCTGTGAAACTCTTTGTGAAGTTCACTGTCAGGTAGGATGTGAAGTTTCTGTGGAGGGCTGAAATGGAGAAAAAAAATCTTGCTATCGTTGGAGGTTTAGGTGCATTGGCCGCTTATTTATATTATACTCGTAGACCTTGTGAGCTGTGTGAGACCTGTGAGACTTCATGTGAGTTTTCATGTCAGACTTGTGAAATTTCTCAGGATGTTCCTGATCATTGTGGTCGAGATAATCCCGATTGGAAACATGATGATCAGATTTATGATGTAACTTCTGTAATGAACTCTCAGGGCTACTCTGGATATTGGGAGTTAGATGTAACTATGCATAATGGACCATCAATCATATCTATTTATGGGCCTGAAGAGCCTCCAGAGAGAAGTGATAAAGAAAAGGTACAATCGTGGCTTAGTGGTTTTGACTTGCATAGAGGCTTTTGTTATATTGATAATAATTATTACTGGCTTAAATATCCAGCATCTTTGACACATACTCCTTACCCTCCGTGTCTTACTTGTGAAGTCGCCTGTGAGTCTTCATGTATGGAGAGTTGCGAGGTTCACTGCCAGACAGGTTGTGAGGTCTCCTGTGAGGCTGACTGTGAAACAGCATGTCAGGTTGGATGTGAGATTTCGGTAGAGCCACCGTCTCCTCCTGAGAAGAGGAAGTTAAGTATCCATGCAGAGGAGGGAGGCACAACTGATCCGTCTCCTGGCACTTACTATCATGATCCTTTGGATGTTGTTAGAGTCTTGGCAATTCCCAATTCAGGATATATCTTTGATCATTGGTCTCTTGGTGGGTCAAAGTTTTATCCTAATCCTATTGATGTGCTGATGGATGCTGATATTAATTTGATAGCTTACTTTAAGGAAGCTCCATCGCCACCTTGTGGTACAGAGGATGTTCCTACACCTCCTCCTCCTGAACCTGGAACTGGGCATGTTTTAGTTACTTCTTTAGAGGTAGAGAGTGTTCCTGCTACTACAGAGGGAGGATGTAACACTTTACATTATGAAGCTGTGCTGACAAATCCAGGTTCTGAGTCTGCTACTCACCATGTGGAGATTTACTTGGAGTATGGCGGTACTTCCTCAAGTATCTACAGTCAGGATGTTACTCTTGAGCCTGCTCAGACTAAATATCTTGCTAATAATATCAGAATGTGCCTAAGTGGAACTTTAACCGTAGGTATGTCTGTAACTATTCGGGTAGTTGCAGAAAATGAAAAATCTGCGAGTGTTGTGCTTTACCCCGGACCAACTCCTCCTCCTTGTACTACTCAGTGTGAGATCTGTGAAACTCCTTTTGAAATATGTGGTGTTATAGAAACATGTGGAACTTTAGAAACTTGTCCTACGGATGTTTGTAGAGTATCTTGTGAGATTCCCTCTGAAATTCTTCCTCCTTCAGGAATTGAAGTTTGGGTATTCTCTCAGCCAGAGGAGATTTGTCCTCCATGTCCTTTAGCTGCTAGGGCTGCTCAGGAGGTTGCTAGTGAGTATAATGTAGGTTTTAAGGATATAGATACCTTTACTGATGAGGGTAGAGTGTTGGCGGAGCAGTATAATGTTACGAGCACTCCTACTACAGTAGTCTTTGTAGATGGTACAGTAAAATGTAGATGGGAAGGGTATTTTTCCAATCTAAAGGATGTTCTTAGGGATTGTCTTGATCAGTATGTGTCAATTCCAGGTAGAAAGGTGCTGTTTTATATAGATGGTACTCTTGTGCATCAGGCGCAGGTAAGTTCTGTTCTCACCGAGTCTGCTTTTGATGAGTGTTACTTTGCACATGGTGGTAAGAGTGGTAATGAGGAGCTGGGTCCTCCTACTTTTGCAGGAGAGAAGTTTTGTTTTCATGCACATATTGGAGGAGAGTGGGGAGTGACTTATTCTCTCTTTGGATATACTGCTGAATCTGGGACTCATACTGTTACTGCGAAGCTTGTTGATGAAAATGGTAATGTTTTGGATACATGCTCGAAGACATATTCGATTGAAGCTCCTCCTCCTGAAGAGTGTACAATTGATGATGATGTCTGGAAACATGGAGATGAAGTCTATGATGTTACAGAAGTCATGAATCGTAATGGTTATGATGGGGAGTGGACTTTGTCAGTCACGATGCGTAATGGTCCGACAGGTATAGAGCTATTTGGTCCAACTGAGCCGCCTGCAAGGGAAGAGTTAAAGATGATAGCTTCATGGCAGGCGGGATATGATCTTCATAGGGGTTTCTGTCCAAAGGACAATAATTATTATTGGTTACATTATCCTGTTGAGCTTACTCAGATTTCTGGCCCTACACCGTCTTCATCGGCTTTGTCTTTTGAGGGTGTTACAATAACTTCCTCTGGTGGTACTCATCCTTCAGATTTCGATGTTTCTGGGCGTGTTTCTAATCCAAATGCGTTTCCCGTAACTACAACAGTGGAAGCTTGTTATGCAGTTAAGGGGGGTTCCAATGAGACGGATTGTGATCTACAGACTCTTACTGTTCCTGCTCATGGTTCCTCCTCCTTTAGTATACACCTCCATGTTACGAATTGGTGCATTCCTCCTTATAAATGTGGTGGCAGTTGTACTGTTACTGTAACGGGAGATAAAATAGGGGATTATGTATCTCGGAAGTTTATGGCAGATGGAAGTGCCGAGCCTTATGAATATGGTGGAGGAACAGGTGAGCCTCCTGATGTTTGGTGTGAGATGTGTGATGTTTCCTGTGAGGAAACCTGCGAAATTTCTTGTCAGGCTGATTGCGAAGTTGCTTGCCAGACAGGCTGTGAAATCTCTTGTGAGGAAGAATGTGAATTATCCTGTCAATCTGCTTGTGAGTGGTGCATGATCTCTTGTGAAAACTGCGAAGGTCGCTGTGAAACAGGTTGTGAGGTTGCTTGCCAGACTTCTTGTGATGTTTCTTGTGAAGATTACTGTGAAAAGGCTTGTCAGGGAGCATGTGAGTTGGCTTGCGAAGAGAATTGTGAATATGCCTGTCAGGCTTACTGTGAATCTTACTGTCAAATTGGTTGCGAAGTGTCTTGTGAAACGGGTTGTATGGTTTCTTGTCAGGCGTCTTGTCAAGTGTCTTGTCAGGCTACCTGTGAAAGGGCTTGTCAAACCACTGCTGAATACTGTGCAACTCATTGTGAAACCACCTGTGAGGCTATGTGCATGACGCATTGTGAGTATTGCGAAACCAGTTGCGAGCTTCAGTGTCAGACTATGTGTGAGGTAGGTCATGAAGGAGTGTGTGTAAATATAGAACCATATTAGGTGATAAGATGAGTGGAAATATTAAAGATTTAGATATAGAGAAAATGAGAAAAAGTCAAAGGTCTGTAGTAAATTTAGTTGCGTACACTACTGAAGCCTGTAATTTAGCCTGCGACTACTGTCACGAGAAAGGTACGCCTATCTTGATGGCAGATTGCAGTTGGAAACCTATAGAGTTGCTTGAGGTAGGGGATAAAGTAATGGGTTTAGTTAAAAAGAAGAGTTCAACTGGAAAAAGTGAAAATTGGACTTTTGCTAAAACAGAGGTGGAGGCTACTACTTCGAGAATTTCGGATACTCTTGTACTGTCTACAGACAAGGGTGATTTTATTTGTACTCCTGAACATAAGTGGTTAGAGAGGCATCATGGTTATAAAGAATGCAAGGATTTTGTTGAAGGGCAGTTTATAAAGTATGTTTCTCCTCCTGTTGTTGTCGAGGAAACAGAGAATTATAAACTTGGATGGCTTGTTGGAATTATTCTTGGTGATGGAACTGTCTCTTGGTATGACTATGATTATGGAAAGATTCGTAGATTTAGGTTAGCTGTTAAGGATAAGGAAATCATTGAACGTTTTAAGAATTATATGTGGGATGTTCCTTTCCATGATTTTATTATGAAAACAAGGACTGGTAATCTCTTTGCTATTAGAACGGACATCATATCTTGTGCGGAGAAAATAAGAGATTTGAGTCGTTTGTGGATAGATGATTTTGATTTCTATAGAGGTTTCTTAGGAGGAATCTATGATGCTGAAGGGTATACAGATGGTTATTCTATAAGAATTGCGAATAAAGATTCCTATATCCTTTCAAGAATTAGAGAGTGTCTCTCTAAATTAGATTTTATGTATGTTTATGAACCGGCGGAGACTTCTACTAGTCGTACTCCTAAAATACGAGTACTTGGAGGTATGGCACAGAATGTAAGGTTTATTGCTTTGGCTAATCCTTCTATTGGTAGGAAACGTCAGGTACTTGAGGGTAAGCAAGTGCATGGCAATGCTCAAGTTTTAGGGCTTAGAGAGGGTGAGAAACAGAGGGTGTACAATATTATGACTGGAACGGGTAACTATGTTGCTGGAGGTCTAGTATCCAAGAACTGTTTTGTTCCTAAAAAGAAGAATCCTAAAAGCATGGATAACAAAACAGGGGAAGCTATGGTTGATTTTCTAATAAAAAATTCTGGTGCTGAAAAAAGAGTTTCCATTGCTTTCTTTGGTGGCGAACCCTTACTTAACTTTGGGCTTATAAAACATGTCGTTAATTATGGTAGTAGAAAGGCAAAGGAAGCTGGGAAAGTTATGAATTTCTCGGCGACTACGAATGGAACGTTATTTGCTCTAAAACCTGAAATACTTAAATATTGGGAAGAACATAAGCTTGGTGTTCTCCTTTCTATAGATGGATGCGAACAAACCCACAACCTTCATAGAAAGACTAAGGATGGAGAAGGTAGCTGGAAATTGGCTATCCAGTGTATTCCTACACTCAGACGTTATCTTAAAATGTTTACAGTTAGAGTTACATACTTCCCAGATCACTTCGATCTTCTTGAAGATATTATGGCTCTCATGAAGCTCGGTGCTCCTAATATTGCTGTTGTTCCTGTGGCTGAGGCTGATTTTGATAATCCAGAGACTTGGTCTAAAGTCGAGAAGATGTACTGGGATCTTGCGAAAGTTTTTGTTTCTCTTGCTCGAAATGATTGTATTCTTCCTCTTTCCTTTGAGAGAAAGATGTTACTTGATATGTGGAGAATCAGGCACGGTGGCTCTCGTAAAAGAGGTCCCTGTGGAGCTGGTAAGGGAATGCTTGGAATTTCAACTGAAGGAATAGCGTACCCATGTCACAGATTCGTGGCTCAGGATAAGTATAGACTTGGAGACGTTTTCAATGGTATTGATCCTGTAAAGAGGGCAGAGTTTTTGCAGATAAATCAGGATAAAATAAAAGGTGATCTTGAAGACTGTGCTATGTGTAGAGCCTTTGAAGTCTGTGGTGGCAGTTGCATCGCTAACAATAATGTGTGGTGTGATAGCATGTACCAGAGTGTTGGAGGTCACTGTAAGATTATTAGACTGAGATATGATATATGTAATTATATATATAATCTTTTGGTCTATAAAGAAAAGAATTCTGCTTTAATCAATTATCTTACTACTCATAGCAATATGGGGAGGAGAATGATAGGTGGACAGGGTAAGGGACAGCCTAAACGACCACCATATCCACAAAATATAAATACTCCAAAGACTATAGATGAGTCTATACGTCTAATAAAAGAGGGGCTCAAGACAGCTCCTCCTGACATAAAGGAGAAATTAAAAAGAGAACTAAATTTGGAGGTTAAATAAAATGGTAAATTGTGTAGCGAATGACTTCAAAGGTGAAGGCTCGGTAATTTACTACAGTGGAGAAGGTTCAAGTCCTGCTCTTGATTGGTATGCTGAGCAAACTGGTAAAGATTGGCAGCTTACGGTGGATTATAGACAAGTGCTGGAGTTTCGTTACTATGGTACTTCAGAGCCCCCAGAGAGAGATTTAAGTCTCCAAGTCATGGATTGGCAGGCTGGATATATGTGGGGTAGATTTCAGGTGAATCAGTATTGTGAAAAAGATCCCAATGGAGGTTATTATTACTTGGTGAAATATGCGGCAACGCTTGAAGAGGTTACTGTTCCTCCTGTTCCTCCTGTTCCTGATGAGATGAAGTACATAATTGCTGCAATATTGATAGGAGGAGTTGCATTGATGGCTTATAACTCTTTAAAGAAGGAGGTCTGATAAATGGTGCTGTGGTGCGTTCCTGATGATTTTAAAGGTGTCGGAAAAGCCGATTATTTCTCTGGTAGTGGTAGGAGTGCTTCTTTAGATTGGTGGTCTGAGCAAACAGGTAAAGAATTTGAGCTTACGGTAGATTACACTCAGGTCTTGGACATTGTTTATTATGGAACAGATTGTCCTCCAGAGAGAGATTTTAGTGATCAGATCAATGATTGGCTCAGCGGTCATATGTGGGGGAGATACCAAGTTAATGACCGATGCGAAAAAGATGAAAATGGAGGGTATTTCTACTGGGTTAAATATAAAGCAGAGTTATATGAGCTTGAGCCTACGCCTCCCCGTTTTAGAATGGAGTGTAAGTTGCTTCCCTTAGTGCCGAACGCAATTTATAATCTATCTGCTAAAATATCTGAATTTGTATATAATCTACTCCAGAAAGTTACACCTTTGGGCTTTACTATTGAAAATTGCTATGTGGAGAATAGTACTCTCTATGTAGATTTTAAAGAGGAAGGTAGTCCAATTGGTTGGGCTGTGGTAGCTATTGTAATTGCTGTATGTGCTGCTTTTGGTATTGCAGTTGTCTCTTGGAAGGGTATTGTAGGTGAGAGAGAGATGACAAAAAGGCAGACTGCTCTCCAAGATTTTTGGGATGCTCGTTATCAAGCTCTTATAGGTGAGGGTGTCGATCCTGAAACTGCTGCGAGGCTAGCAACTGATGCATCGGAAGCGGTGAAACAAGAGCAGGAGAAGGAGAATTGGACGAAGTATCTTATGTATGGCGTGCTTGCCATTGTTGGTATTATAGCTGTGAAATATTTGGTGATTCCAATGCTTGAACATAGAGGTGATTGATTTGGCTGAACTCTATTGGGGAGAAAGAGAAGCAAAAGTAAATATTGCACAGGAACTCGCTAAGATGGGAATAACGATGACATTTATCTGGTTTGCTGAGTGGCTCTATCGTAGGATTTCATCGCCTGTATCGTCTGGTATGTCTTGTTCTGTAGCTTCTCAGTTTCCTCTAGATTCGCCTTACAATCATTTAGAACCTGTGGTTGGTGTATCCTCTCTCCAGGATGTAGCTAATTATATGTCAACATTAAAGTATCATAGAGATCCTTTCTTCAAAGATTACTATCAACCTGTTCATGTAACTATGGAGAAGGGTACAGGCGATTGTGAAGATATGGCTATTGTTGCTGGTAGTCTCGTGCAGTCCTTAGGTATTACACCTTCATTTGCGTATCTTTACAACCCTGATGAGCTAGAGGGACATACTGTGGCATATTGTATTTATGATGGCTATTTATGGATTTTCTCTAATAATAAAACTTATGTCCTTGAAGCTGAGAGGGTAAGTAGTCTTGTGGATATTTTTGATTATCAGTGTGTGGAGGTGCTTTAGATGCCTATTGATCCAAAGCAGATAAGAGAGGTTGCGAAAAAATATGAGAAGGATAGTAATGGAATTACCCTAAAGGAAATGGTCTGGTGGCTTGTCGATAAGCGTGAAGAGACGGTAAATACTATGAATGTCTTGAGTGTTGCGGTGTCGAAGAATACTACAGCTATCGTGTATCTGAAGTGGGTAGTAGGATTTATTATAACGGGCTTAGTTGGAGCTTGGGTATATATTTTTGCGAGGTGATAAAAACGGAGTCTAAAGATTTGTTACTTCTCGGTGTTCTTGCAGTTGTGGGATATTTAGTCTATAAAAATATCTCAAAATCTTCGGCTTCTGGATTAGGTCTTGGTGGAAGAGGTAGAGCTGGGATGCCTAAGACAGAGGCGGAGCGTGTTGCTACGCATTTGAGTCGTTATGGAACAACTCAGTTGCCTCCGAGAGGTTCTGGACTATTGAGAAGATAAATATTTAAGTAGGGAAATGAGAGATATTGTTATGTTTCGCAGAAGAGACTGGGCTTCATTGATTATACAGGCAGAGTTAACAGGTAAAAAAATAGCTGAAGCTGGGAGTGTTCAGTATGAAACTGTTGTTAGGGAAAAGCCAAAAACTACAGAAATTTATGCTCAGAAAGACCTTACTCTTGATAGTAACTCAGTTTTTGTCGATGTCAAAGGATATGGGAAGGTTCATGAAATATTTTTAATGACAGATAGCCAGAACTACAAAATTTATGTCAATGTTGATGGAAAAGATCTTTATGATGATACTTATTCTCATTTAAGAGAAATGAGTAGATTCTTAAATGAGATCGGAACGAGAACAAGTGGCTCTTATTATATTCTTTCAATTGTAGATATTCCTTTCTCTACATCTTTATATATTCGTGTTGAACCTTCTGAGTCTATCGTTTTTAAAGAGGTCTCAATAAAGTATGAGGTAGGTAATAGTGTCTAACGTCAATGATATAAATACAGATGCTTCTGGAGACATCCAAGTCGATGTTAAAACTATGCCTTCTATTTCTGTAGCTACTGGTGTGGTTAAGGTTTCTAAAATTTTATCTACCTCTCCTGTTACTGGTACGGTCTCTGTTGGAAATATTAATTTAGATGCTTCCTCCGATGTTCAGGTCGATGTTAAAACTATGCCTACTGTGAATGCTACGGGATATGTCACGGTCAAAAGTCTCTGTTGGAAATATTAATTTAGATGCTTCCTCTGATGTTCAGGTCGATGTTAAAACTATGCCTACTGTGAATGCTACGGGATATGTCACTGTAAAGAACTTCCCAGCTACTCAAACTGTAAGTGGTAGTGTGTCTCTAGTGGGAACTTCTCCAGTGGATGCAGATATTCAGCCTTTGTCTTCTATAAAAACAGGTCAGATTACTGTAGGAGCTACAACCTCAAAAGCTCTTACTTCCTCGTGTACTTCCAAGTGTGTTTCTGTAGAGCCTCATTCTGCAAATACTGGAAAGGTGTATGTTGGTGGGGATTCTTCGGTGACTACATCTACAGGTTGGGAACTCGTAGCACCTATTTCGTTTGATGTCGATAATGCTAGCAAGATCTATGTCATAGCAAACCAAGCAAATCAGAAAGTTTGTTGGGCGGTGTTGGGATGACACGAATAACTCATGGTTTTCATAACGATCATGCTAAACTCAAGCATCTCCTTTGGTCTGAGGCAGGGCATGTCTTTGACACTGATGTGGATTTCAATTCACAGAAAATCTATTTAGATCAGACAAACCTACCAAACACATATATCTGGGAAGATGGTACAAATCCTATCTTCAATTTCGACACTGGAGATCAGCTTGTGTACGATATATCTGCTAATCAGTTTTTATTTAAGATTGGTGGTACTACTGAATTATCTTTGAGTTCTACTGAGTTGAATCTTTATACCAACAATATAAGGATAGATGGAGATGCACAAGAGGGACATATTCAGATAGGTGGAGGTTATAGATGGATTGGTCTAAAAACGAGGAATAATGGTTATTCATGGGCATTTGGTGATGACGCTAATGAAACTCTCCAGATTTCAAAATATGATCATGGAATCTCTACTTGGGATTGGGGAGTAATCGCAATAGCTTCGTCTACAGGAAATGTACAGATTAAACATAATTTAAAAGTTTTGGGAAATTTAAATATGGATAATAGAAATATTGACGATGTTGCCTCTATAGATGGCGGAGGAGATGCTGTTGTTTTTGATGATAATATTCAAATCTTAAGGAATGGTGCAACTTTAATTCTTAAAACATCAACACAAGATGGTGCTGACCGCCCACGAATTAAATTCGACAATAACAACCAAGGATATTTTTATGGCGATGATCATGCAAAACAGGTATTCGGGTTTGTATCAGGATTTTCAGGAACTCGAACGTATGATGCTGAAGTTAGGATACATGGCAAAGCTACAACCAGTTGGGGGAAATATCTTCAATTAACGCATGATGGGGCGGATGGAATTATAGGAACAGATGCAGGAGACATAAAATTTGATCCTGCTGGGGATATTAATATAAATGACAATCTAATCAAAGACCCAACGTTCGTAAGAGTCGGTGTATCAGCAAATCATACAACATCAGGAGAAACATTTATTGGTTGTGATTCAAGTGGTGGTTCTTTTACTATCACTCTTGCTACAGCAGATTGTATATCGGGTCGTGTGATAATAATAAAAGATGAGGCAGGGTCAGCAAATACATATCCCATTACAATAGCTACTGAGGGAACAGAAACTATAGATGGTGACAATGACATATCCTTAGCTGGAAATTATAGTTCATGCAGACTCTATTCAGATGGTTCAAATTGGCATGCTTTTTAAATGAGGTGAAAAATATGGAAAATACAAAAGATATGAAATATAGGATAGATAGTGTAGGAACGAACAAGAATTTAAATGCATACATAGATGTACCCAAACTTAACCTGCAAACGAACAGCATGAGGTTCTACAACTCCAAAGGTGAGTGTGTTGGAACTCTACATAGATGACGACCCCATCTGGTTTGAAGGAAATGTCGATGAGTCAGCAAAAATCCTCTTAGATGAGGTAATAAAAGAATATATGAATTGGAGGAACTTATATGAAAATAGATGAAAGAATAAATTTTTGGAGAAATCAGTTGTTGATGGTAAATTCTCAACTATTTGAGCTCTATCAACAAAGACTGATAGTACAGAATATGCTTCAGGAATTGGAGCTTTTGAAAAGACAAGAGGTGAAAAAGGATGAAAGTAAAGGCAAGCAAAACGATAAATCTAAGTGAAATTGATGTAAAGTTAATAGCTTTTCGGCCTGACGATAAAGTTATTGAAGTTCGTTGGGAAGAGAATGGAAAAAGAAACAGTAAGACTTTGAGAAAAGATGATTTTACAGAGAAGGAGGTGTCTCAGTTAAAGAAGTTCTTCTTTGAAATAATAAAAAAAATTGATTTTGTTACGGAAACTGAGAATCCCATTGATTTTGAGTCTGTAGACAGGTTTGTATAATATAGTATGTGAATTTATTTACAGCATCCTGTACTCTTTATATTTTTTTTGACTGTATTTTTGTCTTTCTTTCTCATTTTCATTCTTGCTACTACGTCTTCTATTCTCTTCTTTTCCAGTTCTTGTACTAAATTCATTTTCTCCCACTTTTCATATAATCCAAGCATTTTTAGAATTATCTTTGGGATGTCTATTATGCTATTGCTCTCTTCTTTGTTGCTTGTGTAGTAGAAGGCGTCTATATAGTGTTGTGTGCTTTTAAATCCATGATCGCTTGTCATTACTAAATTTTTATAGTCAAAGAAGTCTATTACTTCTTTAACGTAGTTGTCTATGAAATAATATACACTGTAGTCATTTCTGTGACATAGTACATCTACAATGCTTGTTCCTAAAAAAACAACGTTTGTGGGGTATTTCTTATAGAGATCGAAGAACAGGTGCAGTTTATCCATCTCAAATTCTTTAGCTTTTATGAGTTCAACATATCCAGCATTTGGGGGAGGTATAAATTCTGGTTTGTACCATTCTGGAAGCTCTTTCTCAAGCCATTTAGGGTAGCAGTAATCTTTTCCCGAGGTTGGAAAACCACTAATGATATAGCCATTTATTGGTCTTGGTGGCCATGTAATTGGCATATTAAAAAGCCACTCACTGTACGCATCGCCGATAATATCAAAGATTGTTATCGTCTTTATATTTGTAAAATACTGTTCTCCTCGTGTCCATCCTCCGCTTGTTATTCCGTGAATTTTAGGTTCGACTCCTGTATATATTGTACTCCAACAGTTGTGGACTGCGATGTTGTTTATTGTGTAGGAGTTGTCTTCTGCGACTTCGAGGTTGTATACTTCGCCTTCGTAATCCTCTTCTTTTATGTCTCTTATTGAGATTTCAAAAGTGTTTCCTTTCCTTGTCCAAAGTTTTTGTTTTACTTCTTCATTGGTTTGAAGAATTACATTGCCAAATTCTGCGTTTGCTGAGAGCCTATATGCTTTGTGTGTATTTCTACCTTTGTTAGAAAAGGATGTAATTCCACTGACGACACCTATTTTTAGGAGCATTCTTTGCACTGTTTGGAGGATAGGCAAACAGATGGAGGTTATATAATAATTGTTTTTTCTTTTGTGTCCATCTCCTTTCCAGTATCCTCTTATTAATGCCTTTATTAAGTAAGGAGGCAAATATTCTATTTTAGGGGGTATCTTCTTTATACCTTTTGGGGTATTTCCTTCTTTAAATTGTCTGAGGAAATAGTAAAGTCCTTTGTGTCGTAGCCTTAGTCTAGCAGCGCCTGTATGAAAATGGATGTCACATTTACCAAAGGTGCTAAGATATTTTTGGTACTGTGAGATTAGTTCTTCATTCAGTTCGTTGAAAGTGATCCTCACATTGTAATTTCCATCAAAAAAAATGCTTCCATCTGCTAACCACATACCCACAAATTCCCAGAATCTTGCTTTTTGAAATTCTTCTCTTCTTATTGTCTTCGCTCTATTGTTATATGTGTTTATTTTTTTATAGAATATCTCTGGGTCTATCTCAGGGTATTTTATTGAGGGTACTACTAATCTATATTCTTTACTTATGTCTTTTGCTTCTATCCATTCTTGTTCTTGCGTTCTTATTGTGATGGGTTGTATTTTATGTTTTCTTTTTTCGTTGTCATAGTGCCTATACTTCTTTGTGGCTCTAATCGGATGTTCAGGAGTACAGAGTATATCTTCCATGTAGAAAGGAGAAATATGTACAATCTTCCCTTTGTAAAATCTTTTAAAAACCTTAGTAACTGTTTGGAAGCGCCCTCTGTGTGTTAAAACTTTGTCTCCTTCTTTAATTTCACTTATGTCTTTTTCTCCTTCTATTGTTGTTACTCTATGTCCTTTTGGAAAGCATGGACCCGAGTGTGGAACAATGTCGTCTGATAAAATGCTTCTGTGTACTCCAAGCTTTCCTTCTTTGCTAAGCTTTTTAAAGGTCGGATAAGAGTTTAAATATCGTAGAAGGTACAGCCCTGATACGCCATCAATTCCGAGCATTAATAAATCCAACTTTGCTGTCATGTCTATCTTTATGAGTACACATTTAAAAAGTTTTTCCGAAATCTTTATAAATGTCTTCTCATATATTCTTTCATGACAGAAAGTAAAACTGAAGATGGTATGCCTGCTATGAATATTGCTCTTGCGTTGAATACAGGAGGTACTTGTGCTACTAAGACTCTTGAGACTTTCCTTATTAACATTATACGCTTTTTGTCTAGTAGGCAGGACAAATGTCTTGTGAATTATATATTTGTGGAAGCAGAGTCATCGAATCCTTCTCGGGCTTCTAATATGTTGTGTAAACAGTTGATTGAGCTTGACTATGACTATGTATTCTTCTTTGATTTGGATATAGTGATGCCTCCAAATTTACTTACTGATCTGATTGAGAACGCTGAGAAAAAAAACTTAGATATTGTTTGTGGATGGGCTTATCAAAAGGATTTCCCGCCAAAAACCAATTTATTACTGAGAGAGGAAGGAGGCTATGCAGTAATAACTGAGATTGGAACTAAAGAGTTGTTTGAGGTAGATGCTACTGGTCCTGCCTGTATGCTTTTAAGGAAGGGTGTAATAGAATCCATTGAGCCTCCCTGGTTCCAAGATTCACAGGGAAATTTTAAGGAGGGTGATACCTTTGTTGGTCCAGATATAAGACTCTGTGAGAAATTTAAGAAGGCAGGCTATAAGATATGGATTGATCCTAATCTGCGATGTGGTCATATAGGTAGGTATGTATTCTAAGGTGATTGAGTGTATAAAGTGTATCCCAACGCTGTAATTCCAAAGAGGGAGAATGTGAGTATAGGAGATCATAGTGTCATAGAGGATTTTGTACTTATTTATTCTTCAAAGGTGGAGATAGGGAAGTATGTGGAGATTGGAGCTGGTACGAAGATTGTTGGGAAAGGAGAGCTATATATAAGTGATTTTGTTACAATTGCTCCAAGTTGTGTAATAATCACTTCGACTCCCAATCTGCATAAGGAACTTATGGTGTCCTCTATGATACCTGACAACATGAGAGATCCTATTATCGGAAAGACTTTTATAAGAAATCATGCTTTCATAGGTGCGGGTTCTATTATCCTTCCTAATGTGGAGATTCAGAGGAAGTGTGTTGTAGGTGCTAATTCTACAGTTCTGTCTAATTCTGTGCTTGAATCAAATTCGGTATATGTTGGTTCTCCTGTTAAGAAAGTAGGGGTGAGATTTAGATGAAATTAGATGCCTTCATACCAGATTATGAGCCTCATAAAAGATTACCTGTAAAATTGTCTAAAAAGTCACCTAAAAAATTACCTAATCAGTGCGTAGTAGATCATGATTGTGAGGGGGAAGTTAGAATAAGAGAGACGAATCGTGAGGGTGTTGTGATACCCCTATGTGACAAACACTATAAAAGATTGGTTAAGGTTGGTCTTGATATAAACTTGTTTATGTCTGGAGGTAAATAAGATGATTAAAGTTTCAAAGCCTATGGTAGGTCAAGAAGAAATAGACGCAGTTGCAGAGGTCTTGAGATCGGGTAACTACGTCTCTGGAAAAAAAGTTGAAGAGTTTGAAAAAGCCTTTGCTGAGTACATCGGTACAGATTATGCAGTTGCGGTGAACTCTGGAACGGCTGCATTACATCTTTCATTGCTTTCTCTTGGTATTGGTAAGGGTGATAAAGTTATCGTGCCACCTCTCTCTTTTTTTGCTACTATTGAGGCGGTACTCTATACAGGGGCTACTCCTATCTTTGCGGATATAGCACCGAGTTCTTTCAATATTGATCCTGAATCTATAAAGACGATTGTCGAAAAAGAGGATATACAGGCTATAATCCCTGTTCACTTTATGGGGATACCTTGTAATATGAAGAGAATTATGGATATTGCGAGGAAGAATGATATATATGTAATCGAAGATGCTTGTCAAGCTCATGGTGCATCTATAGAGGGCAAAAAAGTTGGTAGTTTCGGAGATGCTGGTTGTTTTAGTTTTTATGCTACAAAGAATATGACCACAGGAGAGGGAGGTATGATAACAACGAATAATCCCATTATTGTTCATTTATCTAAAATCATGAGAAATCATGGTATGCTTGATCGTCATACTCATGCTGTGTTAGGATACAATTACCGCATGACAGAGATGGAGGCTGCTATGGGTCTTGTTCAGCTTAAAAAGCTTGATGAAGCAAATGCTGTGAGGTGGAAAAATACAACTTACTTATACAGCAAGCTTATTGATGTGGCTTGGATAGATGTCGTTTATTTTCCCTGTCGTGGAGACAGTGGACAGAGATCTGTTTTCTACTGGTGTCCTATATTGGTGTCTGAAGGTACGTTGGGTATGAAAACTAAGAAGCTGGTCAAACTTCTCAGAGAGAAAGGTGTTGAAGTTCGTTATCGCTACAAAAAGCCACTTTATAAGCAACCAGTTCTTCGTAGATTGGGCTGTAACAAGTTGCACCTTTCCAATGCGGAGAAAGTCGCAGGAAAATATATCGGTCTCCCGAATCGTAGCGATATGACGAAAGAAGAGTTAGATTTTGTTATAAAAACTATTAAGGAGGTGTAAATATGTATAATTTTCATAAATGTATAAATAGCTGTATAGAAAAAGAAGATTTAGAGAGTTTGAAACTATTTGTGGAATTGCTTTTGGCAGAGCGTCTGAGTTCTATGGCAGACTACAAAGAACTCGTCTTTTGTAATGTGGTTAAGAGTGATGATTTTATTGCTAAGACTTTAGCAATCGATGCACAAGATATAGTTTATTGTGTTAAGACACTAGAAGCTATACCAGAAGGAGATTGGGATACTATAAGGAAGCTCTTTTCCCAATGGGATGTAGATGTCGCATCTAGAATAGTTGAGGAGGTGTAATTATGGAGGATAATATTCTTGTAACAGGTGCGGAGGGTACTATTGGCTGGCCTGTGTGTATGAGATTAGCTTTAAAATATCCAGAAAAAATGATAGTCGGTGTTGATAATGGGAGTAGAAGTTTATGGGTATATGACTGTGGTAGTGTCTCTGCAATTCCCATAGCTTCTATGAAAGAGAGAGTAGATGCCTTTGTAAATGAGTTTGCTCAAGTAAATCTCTCTCTTCAGGAACGTGATGTGAGAAATGGGTTTCTAGAGAGGGTAATAAAACATGAGAAGATAGGTACTGTTGTTCATCTGGCAGCACAACCTTCAGCTCCTTACAGTATGAAACGTCCTTTGTACACACTTAGAAACAACAATGATGCTACATTACGGCTTATCTTAGCTATAAAAGAAGTCAATCCTAAAATTAGACTTATCGAAACTACAACTATGGGTATTTATGGCACACCCCCAATAGAGATAGAGGAAGATTTTTATGTGGTTCCCGAACCAGAAGCTTTTGATTTTTTACCCGGACATGAACATCGCAATCCTACTTATGCACAGAGGCACAATCTACCTCTCCCCCCTTTTCAAGGCGGAAGTTGGTATCACAGATCGAAATCGTATGATGCCAGCATGTTGCAGTTTGCTTCTTTTCGCTATGGTATTCCTACTGTGGATTTAAGGTTGGGTGTTGTGATAGGTGTGGGTACTACTGAAACTAAGAAAGATCCGAGACTTGCTACGAGATTCGATTTTGACTTCTATTTTGGAGTTCTTGCCAATCGTTTCGTTGCTCAGGCTCTAACAGGTTATCCTCTTACAGTTTATGGGAAAGGAGGTCAAACAAGAGGATATATCTCTCTTGAAGATACTGTGCAGAGAATAGTAAATGCAGTTGAACTCTCCAATGATGGATACTTACCAATAAATATATTGGATAAGTGTTATAGTGTTAGAGAGATGGCTGAGCATGTGGCTAAGGCTCACTATGGAACAGAAGTTCAGACTGTACCCAATCCCAGAAAGGAGAGTGAGGATCATTATTACAATCCTTCTACATCGAGGATGAGAAAATTGCTGGGAGAGCCAAAGGATTCCTTAGATGATGTTCTAAGAGATGCGTTCACTACTCTTGAGCCTTACAAAGAGAGAATTGCATCTCACAAGGAGGCGTTTATGAAATGAATCTTTTAATTACGGGTGCATTGGGATATATTGGAAGTGCTCTTCTAAGAGAGTTGAATCCTTCTAATTTTGGAATAATAAGGATTTTGGATAATCTCTCTGTTGGGAAGGTAGCGAATATGATGAATCTACCGTACACTCCAGAGCTAGACATAGGAGATATTCGGACAAAAGAGGAAGATGTGTATCCTGCAATGGAAAATATTGATATAGTAATACATCTTGCTGGGCTGACCACTCTCCCTCAATATTCTCCTGAGATGATAGGGAGGACTATGAGTATAAATGTTTCGGGTACGGAAACTTTATTAGACGTAGCGGAAGATTGTGGAGTCTCTAAATTCATTTATGCTTCCACCTGTAATATCTATGGTAAGAACTCAAAGATGAATTTAAACGAAGATGATCCTGTTGATCCATTGAATCCTTATTCAAGAACAAAATACTTGGCTGAGCAAGAGGTTTTAAAAAGAAAATCTTTGTCTCCATTGTGTTTGCGTTTGGCAACTAACTATGGGTGGTCTCCTGGAATTAGATGGAACTTAGTGATCAATAAATTCGTGATGTACAAAGCCATGAGAGAGCCTCTGCCTGTCTATGGAGAGGGTAATAACTGGAGAGCCTTTATCCATGTCCAAGATACTGCTAGAGCCTTCCTACATGGGTTAGAGAAGAATTTGGAGGGGGTCTATAATGTTGGGGATGTCAATTTTACAGTGCAGGATATTGTTCACCTACTGAACTATAATAACATTACATATTTTCCAGAAAGGGAGAAGTCCAGCTATCATGTTTCTTTTGACAAGTTTACGAAAACAGGGTTTGCTCCATCTGTTTCAGTGGAAGAAGGAATTAGAGATTTGGAAAGGAGATTTGGATTATGAGATTCAGGAAAATCAGATTCAGGAAAATTAAGCTTAAATTGTTATTTGCTGAGGGGATAGTCTACAGAGGCTTCATTATTTGCGTTCAGACTATCTTCTTTTGGATTCTAACTGGCAGTTTTAGGTGGGCTATCGGTACGTCACTGGCTTGGAACTGTGTAAATATGTGTTGTTATTACCTCTACCACTATGTTTTCCTTAGAATGTTCAAAATGGGGAAGGAAGATCCCTAACAAAACATTTTTAAATCTCTATCCTAATATAGATACATGACAATTTTATCGGATATGTATGATGTAGTAACGATAGACGTCTCTACAACGCACAATGATGTGGATATAGATCAGTTGGGCTTTTCTTATGCAGAGTGGGAGTTTATAAAGACGATTACTGTAGTTTCTTCAGCTATAGCAAGTTTCTATCTGTGTTTTGATGATAGGGGTAAAAATAAGATTCCTGTGAAGAGTGGTGATGAATTTACTGACATGAAAATAAAGAGGATTTACTTCACTAATACACTAACTGCGGCGGGAAATGCGGTATTGTATCTTGATGGTGTCAAAAAAAGGTGATTGGCATGACATTGGGAGTTAGTAAGTCACATATTGTGGATACAGAGCATTCTTTATGGGTAGATGGTGATGGAGCAGTACCCATGTTCGATGTGGAAAGGAGAAGAGCGTATTTATCAAAACAATTTTTCGCATCATATCGTTGGTTAAATGTCACAGATGGTACTGCGAAATATTTGCATTTTAGGACTCCTTCTACTATGGTAGATATTGTGTTTACGGCGGAGGTGTGTGGGAAGGCATGGGTAGATCTCTTTGAGAATCCCTCATTGTCTAATAATGGAACAGAAATATCCATATTCTGTACGAACAGAGAAGATCCTGCCACAACAGAAGCGAAAGTGTATAGAGATCCAACTGTTACATCAGAAGGTACATGCATAGAAACTACTCTAATTGGGACTCCTGGAAAGTTTACTTTGACTGGTGGTATCTCTGTAGGCTATGGGTACTGGTACTTAAAGAGCAATACTTCCTACTTATCAAAGATAACAAATAAAGCGGGATCTGCTTCTGATATAGGAGTAGCATTAACCTTTTTTGTCAATGAATAGGGGAGAAAAATGAATAGGAAGGAATATCTCTTACTTATTCTACGAACTTAACAACTCCAAGAGAAGTTTTGAGTCTCGCCTTATTATACTCTTCTTCTCCAACTTCATAAATCTCTTCCCATATTGATGCTGGGAGCAGTAAATGGATATATTTTTCTTCCATTTTATCCCCTGTATTTCTTCTTGATCTTTCTCAATGCCTCTGCGGTATCGGGGGTAGCAATCTCCTCAATGCTTTTCCAAAAGGAAAAGCATCCTGCTGGTATATGCTTATCAATTTCACTAACAGTTTTCTCGATAAAAACATCAACTGGATAGGGTATCATCCTACAAATAGTATTGATCAATGTCTCATCTATGCTTTCTTCTGAAAGAATTTCAAGAACAAGATTATAAATATCATTTACAGTATATCCTTTCTCTTCAAGCATTTTTTTCGCATATTTCAATCTTGAAAGTCCCTTTAGTTTTATTGTGTATATATATTTACTCATTTTTTCACCAATTCTTGGATTCAAAGAACAACTCAAATTTACCTTTTCTTTGCTTCCATATTCTAACAGGCAAAACAGCATTTTCAACTATTTCTTTGAGCTTTTCAATACATGCTTTCCAGAGCCATGAGTCCAAATACTTCTACAGATAAGGAAGGCCGACTTTTTTGCTCTTTTTCCTCCTTTGCGTTCAACATAGAATTTCTCTACAGCTTCATGTTCTATAGCTTGCCATACAAGATCTGTAAAAGCTTCTATTCTCTCTTTCAGTATTTTTATTTCTGTTTCTATTTCTTCTATTCTACCAACTGCCTTTCCTAATTCAAAGGGTATATTTATTTCATATTTACTCATTTTTGCACCTCATATCCATTCATGACCTGTCCATTTAAAGAGTTTTCTGCAATGCTCGCATCTACAAACAAAACTTCCTGTTGGGTTATTGAGAACATGATCTCCAATAATGGAGCAGATCGGAGGAGGCTTCATCAATCTTTCACCTCACCATCCAATTTTTCTCTTAATTTATGTAATTCTTTAACTATGGCGTCAACTTTATCCCATTGAGCATCTGTACTTGCGTTTATCTCTGATCTTCGTTTATCTAACTCCTCTTCTGTAATTTCTCCTTTATCATATCTATACTCTATTAAATTATGCGCTGCATCTGCATGAGCTGTTGGGTCTCCCATCTCCTCTAATCTCTTCTTGAGATACTTTATCCTTTCATAGTCCCTCAATTCTTCTAAAATCTTCATATAATTCATGTTATACGAACCTCTTTGAGCTTCCAGAATTTTCTCATCTCCTCTACCCTCTTAGCCAATATGTAGAGGTCTTCTATGTATATAGCTCTACCAGTCTTCGAAAGACAGTCCGTTCTTGGATGATTCTCAAGAAATCCACTGTACACAAACACAACTATAGTCCCAGAGGAAGATAACCTTATTTCAGCAAAGTCCTCACTGTTCTTATATGGTTTTCTACATAGCCATTCTCTCCTGTGAGAACTTCTCAAGCTCACAAAAACAGATTTAGTACCCCACCTATTGTCAAAAAGAGTGAATTTTCCTTTTGTCATTTTTTTACCCCCCTTATTAGCTTTCCTTTTTTCTCTCTATTTTTAATGGCTTCAGCAATTTTGTCTTTTATTGCGTCCATCATTAGATCGGTACAAGATTGGAGGTCTCCCTCAAAAACGCCTATTTCACGTCCATTAGGATCGTAGAATGTCAACGTGTATCCCTTCTTGATTATCTTTCCCTTTTCTCCCTCATATTTATTTTTATCCTTCAATTTCTCATGGATTACAAGCGTGAATCTACAATGTTCTGAGCTTATACTTATGTCCTCGACTTTGACATCTCCGTGCTTCTCGGCTTCCTGTGCGATTCTCACAACAATAGCCAACAGATCAGATTCTTTCATTCGATCACCTTTGGGCGTCTGAAGAAGCCTTTTATACTCTCTATTATCATCTCGAAATTCGTCGCTGGGCGATATATATCTATTGTTCCATCCTTATTTTTTATCAGTTCAAGATTTTGTCCCTTATATTCTATACAGTATGCTGCGTCAACGACCATTCTTTCAGGATGTATCATTATTTTTACGATGCTTGGATCGTATGGATTTTTCTCTGTATAAACAGGTGATGGCTTCCTCACCTTCGTTGCTCTATTCTGTGTATCATATACTGGCATACACGAACCTCACTTTTGGGGTATCTGTACAACCTTTCCCTTTTGTGAGTAACAATATCCACATGCAGGACAACAGTAGAAGTACCAATCGTACTCACCACATTCTACAACCAATTTGAGCATGTGATCTCTATTACATTTTTGACACAACATTTATTCACCTCTTTTATTCAGTTCATCCTCGACAATTTTACAAACCTTCTCAAGAAAAGTCTGCCACTTCTTACAATGTAGTCTGCCTTTCAGTTCTATTACTTTATAGTACAATTCATCTGGAATGTACTTAAATGTTATATTTAATATCTATATTTCCTTCGTGTAATTGCTATTATACAAACCTCTCCATATATTCTGTCCACTCTTCCATATGTCTTCTTTGCTCCATCCTTTTTACATCACTACGCCACTGTTCCATTTCATCTCCCCAAATGCAATCCAAAAGATTGTAAAGTATGGGGAGAATTACGAACACATACAACACCATTGCCAAGAGAATCAATCCAAAATTCATGTTATCCATTTTAAAGCTATTTGTTATCTGTTCTAGTGTTTTCCCAGATCCAAGATGACACAAGCTTGTCCACAAGACTATATATATTAGCATTATCCCATTCTCTTGGGATCGCTCCAAGTATTCTGTCATAGTTTTCCAAGACGATGATATAATCTTTATATATCTCTATCTCAAGTTTTGTTATTACCCTCTTTTCTGTACTACTTTTTGTCATTCTCTATCCCTCCCCCTACTTTATTTCTATCTTCTTTAACTTTTTCTCTAATGTAAAATGCAAGACTATCCAACTCGTAACGAATGCCATGTATATTCTTGGTAATAGGATTACTCTCACATTTTTCCTTTATCCTACCCAATATGTTTGCCCACCTTAAGGCCTCTTCCATCCCATCTAAGCCCTCCTTTGCTTCTGCATCCAGCTCCTCATCGACAATTTTACAAACCTTCTCAAGAAAAGTCTGCCACTTCTTACAATGTAGTCTGCCTTTCAGTTCTATTACTTTATAGTACAATTCATCTGGAATGTACTTAAATGTTATAACTCATTGCTTATTGTTCATTTTGATATATACTCTAAAGTATGCATAAGCTTTATATACTCTACCTACTTTCTTGATAGTGATACCTATGAAAAAAGGAAAAGTTATAACCATAAAGGACATACCAGTGGATTTGTTTTTTAGAGCTGTAAAGCTTAAAGCTGAGCTTCACTGTAAGACTTGGGGAGAGTTCCTTAAGAAGGTTGTGAAGAAATTAGAGGGATAAGGATGGATGATCCAATAGGACATGGTAGAGCAATGGCAAGGGTTATAGAGGTAATGGAAACTGCGGACGAGAGGCCTATGAGGAAGTATACCTCAGATTTAGAAAATTTGAAGGTGGATATATTTATAGAAATGAATCGTCCCTCTTTTTGCGGTGAAAAAGGACTTGTGTTGTTTTTTGGATTTTTATTGATGTTGTTAGTGATACCTAATCCTTACTTCGGTCTGTGGTCGGGTAGAGGGGTATATTATCTCCAAACAGTAATAATAGTGTTCTTATTGATTCTTGGTGCGTTTTTATGTAGTGTGTGGTTATATCTGAAGACAAGAAAAGCGATAAGGAAGTATGACAGGTTGATAGAGGAGAAAGATAGAGAAGAGATTAAGAGAGAGATGCATATATTTGGATTGTGGTAATCTCTGAGGAGGTGATTTTGTGTATGAATATACAGGTATAATAGTGTTTTTGGGACTGCTAATAGGTACATCGTGGCTACTGTGACTTCGTGTAATTGCTATTATACGAAGTTGATCGAATTAATATTCTTGAGGAACATCTCACCAATGTACTTTGAATATGCAGGAGGTACAGCTTGTGCAAGCATCTTCTTATCTGTTATCCAATCTATACCCATGGCGTGTTGCCATACTTCCAATTTAGATTTATTTTCAAGACCATTCAATTTGCAGTAATTGTGCTTAGAATCGTTTCCACCATGACCTGCCACAGTGACATAATACCCATCTTTGACTAGTCCTCTATGTTTCTTGTGGTTGGGCTGTGGCACTTTGAAGCCATGTATCTCAAAATACCTGTGTCTTATCACCTTTAATCCAAACATCTCCCCACAGAGCATTAAATCCTTCCGTATGGGTGACCCAGGAACATTCTCAATAATGAATGGCTTCCCACTATCAAGAAGGATCTTCCGTGTACGACTTATGAGGTCAGGGTAGGATCTTCCCTCATTGTGCCACCGTCTTGCTGCATAAGAGTAAGCTTGACATGGGGGAGAAGCCCATATAAGATCAAATTGCGCATAGAAGTCTTCATAGTAGGGAAACATCATTTTCGTAACATCATTCTGTACAAAGATGAAAGGATATTCAGGTTGAGGGTTTATGTCAACTCCTATTATCGTGTCAAAACCGGCCATCTTCAAGCCCATACTTGCTCCACCAGCTCCACAATACAAATCCAAAACCTTCATACTTTTACTAAGAGTCCATGTTAAAAAAACTTCGTATAACAGAAAAAGAAAGACATTCCAATCTATCTATTCTACTATCTAACCTAAGTCATGAAATCCATCAAAATTTTATGACTATCCTATAGCTTATGTCATGAAATCCATCAAAATTTTATGACATCTATTGTTACTCTAATGTAAGTTACACAATGAAGTTAATTTATCATGTCTATTTTAGTAGCTATGAACCTATTTAGTTAATCATGGATGATAGGATAGATGGTTTTTTATGGAGAGGTTGAGTTCTATATATTTTATTACAATGTCTATAATGTTCTATATTTGTTTATTACAATGTCTATAATAAAGTATGCTATTGTTTAATGTGTATAACTCAATGCTATTGTTTAATGTGTATAACTCAGTAGATAAGACAGAATCCAAAACAAGACAGGATACGCCCCCGAATAGCAAATAGAACTGGAATGTCTGTCAGTTTTGCTTTCCTTTGGAAAGCAAAACTGACAGACATTCCAGTTCTTTTTTTTTTTTTTTGGCGTATCCTGTCTTGTTTTGGATTCTGTCTTATCTACTGAGTTATACACATTAAACAATAGCATACTTTATTATAGACATTGTAA